ACCGACGCTGTTACTCTCCAGCTGCAGTTCGGTAACCTCGCTACCCGTGCTTACCCAGAACTGATTGCTCGCCACAACGAGCTCGGTCTGATTCAGCACGCTCGTGAGGCAGAGCAGTACCTGCTTGGCAAGATTGCCGCTGGCTCGACAGCCGTTACCACCACAAGCCTCATTGGCTTCGGTCGTGACATGCTCGTCCAGATGGGTCGTGCCGCTTCTGCGTACCGCTCCCGTCACCGTCTTGAGGCCGACGCTCCGCTTCGTGCCATCCTCCCCTCGTGGGTCAAGGATGCCATGGCTGCGGACCTCGCTCTCTCGATGCCCGGTGACAGCACACTCAACGCCTACGCCGAGATTGAGGGCTACATGGCAGCTCGTGGAGTTGTCGTCAGCTACTCACTCGACCAGAACGTGGCAGCTGCCCAGAGCGCTGGTGCCCTCAACGAGTTTGCTGACTCGTTCGTGTGGTACCTCTTCGCTGAGGGTACCTTCCTGTTCCTCGACGGCGGCACACTGGACCTCGGAATCATCCGTGACTCCAGCCTTGTTGGTACCAACGACTACAAGATGTTCGTTGAGACCTTCGAGGGTGTTGCCAAGGTCGGCATTGAGGGCCTCGCAATCACCAGCACCATCAGCGTGAACGGTGTGGCTGCTGCCCTGCGTGACACCACAGGTGGCGCAACCGCAGCGGCTATCGAGTACTAAGCCGATAACCACTAATCAGTTCACACCGGGCGACGTTCAGAAAGCTAAAGGAGAGTAAGAACATGGCAAAATTCCAAGGAGTCTTTCCTGCGAATGAGTTAGTTCCAGCTCCCTGCGGTCTACTGAGCGTCGCCCGGGTGACTGAGCACACAGCCCGTGACTATGACGAGCGTTGGGTTCGAGGTCTTGACCAAGAGTTCGACTCAATGCCGTCATACGTCCGGCTGCTCACCGTTAATGACGCAACAGTCACTGACGGTGAACTCACCGACAATCAGGCAGACGACCGCTACCTGCGGTACGTGCCGTTTTACATTGACGTTGAGGACTTTGCTTCGACCTTCAGCCTTCCGGGGCAGGACCGGTTTGAGCGAGTCAAGAAAGAGCTTAAAGCAGTAACCCAAAAGGCCGTCGAGTACGAGTTCTGGACAGGTTCTGCTGCCCGGGGTGTTGTGAGCGCTGGTCCGCCGATTGACTATGACGCTGGTGAGAACAACATGTATCTCACCAAGACAGGTGCTTCAACAATTCCTCAATCAGGAGCATTTGCACCGCAGATTGCTCTGATGTATCTAGAAGAGGCGATTTCAGATTCTCCAACAGGAGAGAACGCAGTCATCCACATGACTCGTGACGTTGCCTCGATTTTGGGTTCCCGTCTCGTCTACAAAAAGGGCGAAGACGGAAAGCCCGGTCGGGCAATGACCCGCTTGGGCACCGAAGTTGTTATTGGTTCCGGGTACACCGGTACAGGACCTGTTGGTGACCAGAACGCTGCTGCGTCTGCTACCAACAAGTGGATTTACGCCACAAGCAAGGTTGACGTTCACCTCGGCAAGATTGAGGTCGTAAACGAAGACTTGGCTCAGGGCGCAGATGTTACAATAAACAACATGAGGATTAAGGCGTACCGGCCTGCCGCTGTGTACTCCGACCCCTCAATGCATTACGCAATGCGAGTGACACTCCCGACATCATAACGACTAAGCCTAAGTAATAACTTTTAAGGAGCACACTGGAATGGCTACACAAGACTATGCGGCTAGCGTCCAAGGTGTGGCGATTCGAGTCACTCGACTGGACGCCGCTGGTAACCTCCTCAACGGAGCAGGGGACAGCTACACCACCTCGGCATTTTTGCGAGCCTCATTTACCCCCGAATATGAAGAGGGTGACGAAATCGTTGAGAAGTCTGCGGACGGCACAATCTGTGTCTCCTACAAGGCTCCTGACACCCTCAAGCGAATCACAATGGAGATTGCGATTTGCGAGCCCGACCCCGAACTGACAGCTCTTATGTCAGGTGGTCTGTTGCTTCGCAAGAACTTCGGTTCATTCGCTTCGCCAGACAACAAGAGCGTTGGTTGGGCTTCCCCCGGCGTTGGTGACGACCCCTCCGGTAACGGTGTGTCGATTGAGGTTTGGTCCTTTGCTGTCAAGGACGGCAAGCGGGACACCACACTCCCATACTTCTACTGGGTCTTCCCCTACGCACGCCTCCGCCAGAGCGGTGACCGTGTGATTGAGAACGGCCTCCTCGCCAACACCTTCGAAGGCTACGGCCTCGGGAACGTTCAGTTCCAGAGCGGCCTCGACGGACGCTGGGAGTACCCCGTTGGTGCAGAGCGCCCCTACAGCTACGCCCGTGCAACATGGGCTCCTGAGGGCCTCAAGGGCTTCTACCGCTGGTTCGATGTTGCTAGCAACACCGTGACCAACAAGTCCATCACCTCGGAGGTCGGCACAGTGACCACTGGCACAGCCCACGGGTTTGAGGTCGGACAGTCAGTCACCATCGCTGGTGTTGACGGCGACTTCAACGGAACCCACACAATCACAGCGGTGCCAAGCACCACCAGCTTCCGTGTCTCACTGACCGGTGCAGCTGACGTTGCTTCGACACCTGTCAGCCCAGCTGGTGACGTTGTTCGTAACCGTGGCTACCTCGCAGTCTCTGACTTCGAGAGCCAAGGCTCCACAGAGAACTACAACGTTCCGGGTGCGGATGACTACAACCCCGACTTGGCGACTGACTTCATCATCGCCTCTTCGGAGGACCCCACTTCCTAAGTTAGAAGGGGCGGGCAGAGTGCCATGGGTGTTGCTTAGCGCTCAGGCCCTGCCCGCCCCAACTTCTATGTAGAGAGGCGAGACGTAATGAGCAATCTGTGGGTAGACACTGATGACTTAGGTGTCTATGCGGATTCTGATTACGCTTACGAGGCGGTAAAGACTGCTTCTTACCTCCTCTGGGCCATGTCGGGCCGCAAGTTCTCGGGGACAACCCGAGTTACGGAGCGTTACGTCTCTGCCTACGACCCCTATCTCCGCTCCGGGTCTTCTCGCCTCACCTACACGCCGCAACTTATTGATGGTCAGGTTGAGAACGTTGCTTCCGGAGGCTTCGGTCGTTACTCCAATAGAGATTTCCTTGGAGATGGAACGAATGCTCTAACTCGGGTTCGTCTCCGGGGTCGTAAGGTCGTCAAGATTCACGCTCTCCGTGACCAAGACGGCAACGTCATCGACCCCGATACTTACTACCTTGCCGACCACTCAACGGTCTACGGCACTTCTAACGCTAGCTGGAGTGCGACAAACGTAGAGGTGACCTACACCTATGGAACACCTCCACCCACAGCCGGTAAGGCTGCTGCAAGGCTTCTAGCGACCGAACTAGTCAAGCTTTACGAAGGTGACGAAGAGTGCGGTCTGCCTCAGCGTGTGACATCTGTGGTTCGTCAAGGTGTTACATACACCATTCTCGACAACCAAGACTTTGTTGACGAACTGCGTACAGGGATGTACGCCGTTGACCTCTTCCTCAAGACAGCCAACCCAGACAAGGCTCGTGCCCGCTCCCGGGTCTTCAGCCCCGACCAGCCTCGTGCTCGTCGCATTCAGGGTGAAAGCCCGGTCTTCGAGTTGAGTGCCTACGACCTCTACTTCAACACCGAGGGCGGCACCAACGTCTACTACCTCAGTGAGTTTGGTGGAGACTTCTTGCTCAACGATTCTGCGTGGGATGTCTACGCAGTCATCTCCAGCTACAACAACTCCAAAACTTTGACACTTGAAGGAGCTGCTGACCTAGACAGAACAGAAGAAACTATTCGACTAAGCGCAAGCTATTCGGACCTTCTTTCTGTTCTCGGCCCTCGGGACCCCGGAATCTTGGACTTGTATGCAACTCGTCCAAGTTTGGGTAACCCCTCGGTCAACGAGGTAATCCATATGCTGACCAGCAATGTGGTTTACCAACTCGGTGACAGGGTTACACCGATTGCAATTGTGTAATAAAGACGAGAGGAAATAAAAGACATGGCAACGTTCGCTGATGTATCAGGCGTAGATGACGGGGCAAAAAACCTCGCAAACTTTCTTCAGGATGTTCTAGACCGAGTTGTCAACACTTACGACTCCTACTCCATGCCGCTTCCTTCAAAGCGGTACTGGAACCTTGCCCCGCCTGCGGTTGATTGCGAACAGCTAGTTGTCTCTCTTATTCAGATGTACATTGGCGCTCCCGGCGATGAAGCCACAGAGCCTCGCCGTTGCCACGACCCCCGTAGCGCAACACTCAACATCACGGTTTCTCGTGCCGTCCCCATTGTTGGACAGAACGGTCAGCCCCCAAGCGCAGAAAACATCGAAAAAGGCGCAACAGTCTCCGCTTACGACGCATGGATTTTGATGGAAAGCGTTCAGCAGTTTGATTCATGGGCCGGTAATGGGGCATTTGGTTTGGGAGTTATTGCCACGGTTGATGTTGAGGGCCCAGAAGGCGGATTCCAAAACACTCGAATGACCATCACAATGGCGGTTCCGTAATGGGAAACGTAATTTTTTATGAACCAGCTCTAGACCGATTTCTTCGTCAACCCGGTGGAACAGTCGGGCGGTTTTTAAAGAGAAAAGGTTTGCTTGTTAAAGCAGCCGCAAAGCGTCAAGTTGGCGTGCAGACAGGGGCTTTGAGAGCCTCCATCCACATGCGTCACTTCCGTGACCCCCGGGGTCAGTATGTAAAAATCGGGTCTTCCTTGCCCTACGCAAGGATGCACCACGAGGGGACTCGGCCTCACCTTATTAGGCCGACTAACCCGGGTGGTGTTCTGAGGTTCCAAACTAAGGGACAACTAGTGATTACACACCTAGTCCGGCACCCCGGAACTAAGCCAAATCGCTACCTTAGTGACAACCTCAGATTGATAAAATAACAAAGAAAAAATGAGCTTTTACAAACCCGTAAATGCTCAACGACACAGATAAGGAAGAAAGATGACAAACCGATTCAAGGACTTCGGTGCCGGAGGAGACGGTGTTAATAAAGACCCGCTCTCTTTCAAGCTATATGACGAAGAGTTCCATTGTCGCCCAGCTATCCAAGGAAAAACTCTTTTGGACATGGTTTCTGGTGCAGAAGAAGGGGAGCTTGGTTCAGGTGCAGCAAAGGTCATTAATGACTTTTTCTCCACCGTCTTGCTTGATGAGAGCTACGAGCGTTTTGACACTCTTCTTCAGGACCCAGAAAAGATTGTCACGGTTGAGACCCTTGGTGAAATCACCGCATGGCTCGTGGAGGAGTACACGGGCCGCCCTACGCAGCAGCCAGAGCCTTCCTTGAGTGGGCAATAGACCTCTGGCCTTTTGTAAACGGTAAAGCCCTTATGAGCGGACTGAGATTGATGGAAATGGAGGCAGAAGAGATGACAGATGTCTTGCACTATCTGTTTGAAGACGACCTCCTACATTCCACTCCAGAGCAAGCCGAAGCTCAGTCTCGGTCTAGGACCGTGGTCTACGAGTCCCTTTATGGGAGGGCTTACAAGTACAAGATGAAGGGAACTTCTGGCTCTGGTAGCGGCAATTACCAGACATACGCAGACGGTTCTCATGTTCCATCTGATGGGTTCTATGGCGGTCAAGATGTGGATGAGTTTGACCCCACAGCGCAGATGGTTTCCAAACCCTACGTACCACCAACAGAGTTCAACCCCGAAAGTCCTCTGCCATTCGGTAGAGACCTAGACGCACCGCTTAATTAAGACTTAGACAGGAGGTGATGGCACAGTGGCAGTTGTAGGTGAAGCGCATGTAATTGTTCGTGCCATCACCAACCGTGTAAAGCCGGACATTGAGCGTGCGTTCTCTGGTATTGACCGAATCGGAGAGCGTGAGGGAGCAAGAATCTCTGACGCCTTCGACCGGGGGTTGAACTCTGGCGGTGGCGGTAGGGGAAGAATCTTCGGAGGCAAGTTTGCTGATGAAGCAGAGGCCGCTCGAAGAAAGTTCCAAAGACTTGTTCAAGTTGGTTACTTCCTCGGACCAGTCATTACCGGTCTTGTTGGGGCAATCGGCTCTTTAGGTGCTGGTCTTGTAACTCTCTCTACGATTCTCAGTAGAGCGACCCCAGCGGCTATTGCTTTGGGTGGAGCCCTTGCGGCCCTAGCTCAGGGTGCTCTCACTGCTGTTCTGGCTTTTGGTGGAGTCGGGAAAGCCATTTCTGCGGGAAATAAAGCAACTGCATCTGGTGTAAACAACACAAGAGCGCTAGAGAGGGCTCAAAAACGTCTTGCTGAGGCTATAAAAGCTAAAGAAGATTTTGAAGCTGAAATCACTGACAGAAACATCGAGCGTCAGCGAAGACTTCAAGATGTAAATGATGCTCTTGCCGATGCGCAGATTAATCTTCAAAGAGTTGGCAGGAACTACCTGAGAGCGCAGAAGAGAAGTCTTGATGCGCAGGAAGCTGTTACAAAGGCCAGAGAAGACGCTAAAGAGGCAATTCAACAGCTTCGATTTGAACTTGAGGGCGGTGCTATTTCGGAGAAGAAAGCACGCCTTGAGTTTGAAAAGGCTCGTGACTCTCTCCAGCGTGTTCAGGACCTCCCACCAAACTCTCGTGCTCGGCAGGAGGCAGAACTTGCTTTTGCCGAAGCAGAGCTCAACTTGCGCAAGGCCATTGACCGCAACCAAGACCTTAAGAAAGAAGAAGCTGCTGCCACAAAAGCAGGAGTAGAAGGCTCTAAAGCTGTCAGGGATGCTTCATACGCAGCTGCTGAAGCTAAGCAGGCAGAAGAAGACGCTCTTGTTGACCTGTCTAGAGAGCAGCGAGACTTTGAAAAGCTCACTATTGATACTGCTAAAGCACGTAAAGAGCTTTCGTATGGAGAGTTCAAGAAGCAGATTAAGGAAGAGCGCCAAGAGCTTAAAGATGCTATTAAAGAGGCCAGAAAAGACCTAGAAGACCTAAAGAACAATGCCGGTGGCGCTGCCTCTGCTTACCAAAAAGCCCTGCAAGAGCTGTCCCCCGAGGCCCGCAAATTTGTTGAGTTTATTGTTAGAAATAGGGACGAGTTCCTAAAACTTCGAAATGCTGCAGCAAAAGGACTATTCCCCGGGCTAGAGGTAGCAATTCAAAAGCTTATAGACAAACTCTTCCCCGTTCTAATCCCCCTTCTAGAGGGAACCGGTGGTGCACTAGCCAATGTTGCCAACAAGATTGCAGATGTTGTTACAGAAGAGACAAACCTTGAGCGTCTTGAGAGAGTTTGGAAGACCGGAGACAAACTTATTGAGAACTTCGGCGGGGCTGTTGCAAACCTTATTGACCTGTTCTTAACTCTTCTCGACGCAGGTCGTCCAGTTATCGAAGAGTTTGGTCAGTGGATTGAGGACCTAACTGGCGGCTGGGCTAAAGATGCTGAAGGAAACTTCAGCACTATTCAAACAAGAATGGAAGAAGCCGCAACTATTGTTAAGCGGCTAGCCGGAATTTTTGGAACGCTGTTTGACGCTTTCGGGTCTATCGGAGAGTCTGTCGTAAATGGTGGAGCCCTAGACCGACTACTTACTTACTTCGAAGAAGCATCAAGCGATTTTGCCACCCTCATGGAAAACATGAATGGTGATGGCTCTCTAGGTGAATACTTCCTCAAGGCAACAGAGAATGCCACCAAGGTTTTGGACCTCTTGGGCAACATTATTGGTGAGATTCTTAAACTTGGTGCAGGAGAAGGTGTAGGAAGTTTCATTGACAGTCTCAATGAGGCAGTTGACATCTTTGGTGAGATTGGCGAAGAAATTGATGGTGCACTGCCAGCTTTCGGAGATTTCATCGTTGAGTTTGCCAAAGTTATTAAGACATTCACTGAAAGCGGTTCTATCAAAACCTTCTTCGAGATTTTGACTGGCGGTCTAGAGGTAGTCAATAAAGTCTTTGGAAACGAGACAGTCAAGAAAATCTTCTTGTTTGTTGCTCCTATTTTTGCTGCTACTCGTGCTTTTGCCCTATTCGGTAAAGTCGGATTCTTTGCTTTCAAGGTGTTTGCTGGTGGAATTTTATTCCCCCTGAGAGCAATGGATAAGCTGACAGCTGCTCTTCTAAAAGTCCCCGGTGCTGGCGGAAGACTTGTTGGGAGATTCAAAGCGTTTGGCAGTGCATTTAAAGGGGCAGCAGCTTCAATCCTAAAACCAATTGCAAAAGTATTGGGTAAGCTTAAGGGCTTCTTTGCAAAAATTTTGACCATTGTGGGTAAGTTCCTCCTTACCCTTGGCAGGCTCTTGATGGCTAACCCGTGGATTTTGCTTATCGTTGCTTTGATTGCCATTGTCACGTTAGTTGTTATGAATTGGGACAAGATTAAGGAAATCGTTGGCAACGCAATGGCGTGGATTTCTGAAAAAGTCTCGGCGGTGTGGAACGCAATCGTAGAATTCTTCAAAACTGTTGGTGGAAAAATTATTGGTGCAATTGGCGACTTTGCTACGTCAGTTCTCGAATTCATCAATAAATACCACCCAATTATGGTGATATGGAGACTTATCTCTGAAAACTGGGAAGCGATTAAAACGTGGTTTGTTGAACTGCCCGGAAAAGTTTTAGATTTTATTAAAGAATTCGGGGGTAAAGTCCTAGAGTTTATTAATAAGTATCACCCGGTTATGATTTTGTGGCGTCTCATTACAGAAAACTGGGACAAGATTAAGGGCTGGTTTACTAGCCTACCCGGAAGAGTGAAGGACGCAGTTGTCGGCCTTTCTACCAAAGTTGCTGAATTTATTAGGAAGTACCACCCAATCCTCATTTTGTGGAACAAAGCAAAAGAGCTCTGGCCCACTGTTTATCAGTTCTTCAAGGACAAGCTTGATGCTTTGATTGGCTTCTTCCGTGGACTACCTCAAAGGTTTAAAAATGCAGCAAGCGGGTTGTGGAACTTCCTAAAAGACGGCTTTGTTGGAATCCTGAACAAGATGATTACTGCTTGGAACAACTTCAGCTTGAGACTAGAAGTTCCAAGCAACGCAGTAACAGACTTCTTCAGAATTGGTGGTAAAGGTTTCACCATCAACACCCCCGATATTCCGACAATTAACTTGGCATCTGGTGGTGTCGTCTACCCCCGCCCCGGTGGAACGCTCGCCCGCATCGCTGAGGCAGGTCGTCCAGAGCGTGTCGAACCTCTTGATGAGAACGGTCTATCTAAGAGGGATAAAGCCCTTGTTATGGCTCTTGCTGGTGGAGGCGGACCCGGGGGAACAACAATCAATGTCTATCCGTCTGAAGGCATGAACGAGCGTGAACTAGCCAAGAAGGTTTCCACCGAGCTCGCCTCAATGATGCGAAGGGGTGCTGCGTAATGGCAACGCAAGAACAAGAGAACTATTACGTAGACAAGGGTCTTACTCCGCTTCAGCCTGACCCGATTCAAAAGCTAAAACTTCAGGCAAACATTGTTCTTGGTGACTTTATTTTTAACACCATTGACGAGTACGGAGTTGTGTGGGTTATCTCGGATATCGAGGGTTGGTGGCAACACCCAGAACCTGAAATGCCCGACATCCCAAGAGGTTTTGGAGACGGCTCTTACGATGTTCAAGGTCGCTATCTTGCTAGAAACTTCGTAATCAAGGGTTCGTTTATCACTCAGAACCCTGCGTTAGTAGAGCTATCTCGGGACAGACTTGTTTCTGCCACCGACCTTGTATATAAGGGAGTATGGCTAAAAACTGGAAGTAACCCAATTAGGGCAACTTTTGTTCGCCTCAATGGGGAAATTTCTATCAACACTACGAACTCAAGGGGTAGAACAGACTTTTCTATCGGCCTCCGTGCCGCAGACCCTATCAAATATTCGTGGAATGACCAAGAGCCAGACGGATATGAAATCGTAGAGCTTCCGGCAAGGAACCTCACTCAGGGGTACACGGGGTCCGTAAATGTTACAAACATCGGTAACTACCCGGTTCCTTGCTATTTAGAAGTTGTAGGAACTCTTGTTTCACCGGCAACTATTTTTAACCGAACCACAGAGCAACTCATCATCCTCACTCAGGGACTGAAAGGTAGCAGCTCGGCAAGCGTCGTCAACAAGCAACTGTCTTTTAATGTTGACCAACTTAAGGATGTTGCAACTTTGACTACAACCAGTCAGCACGGTTTCCGGCAAGGAGATATCGTGTTTGTGTCGAACGTCGGCACCGAGTTTGATGGTGAGCGCCTCATCACCTCTGTACCAACAAGCACCACATTTACGTTTGATGCAGACGCAGCTGAGGTGCAAGAAGTCGCTTTCAAGAAGCTGCTCAACGGTGTAGCTACTCTCCAAACAGTAGAAGAGCACGGATTCTCCGCCGGGGACTCAATCACTGTTAGTGGAGTTGACAGCGTGTTCGACGGCAACTACACAGTTGATTCAGCTCCTACTGTAAACACTTTGACTTTTTCCAAGACTCGTGTTCCGCCACGAACTATTATTTCTAAAGTTCTGGTTTCTAACATTGCAACCCTGACTACATCCGAGGCGCACAATTTTATTCTAGGAGAGAGTGTCACGGTGTCGGGGGTTGATACTAACTTTGACGGCACTTACGAAATTATTGCCATTCCGTCTTCTACGCAGTTCAGCTATGCAGCTACTCGAACAAACGCCAGAGGTATTATCAATAAAGAGATGTCTAATGACATCGTTACTCTGGCTACTTCCGGCCCCCATGGGTTTGTTCAAGACGAGGGAGTTAACGTCTCTGGAGTAGACCTATCCTTGAACGGTGGCTATTTCATTGACTCACTGACCTCAACAACTTTTTCATACCGAAGAACTCGTGCTACAGAAAAGTCTGTAAGCATCAGGGCTAGGTCAGGAAATGTTGCCACTATCACAACATCTGCTGCGCATAACTTCGTGGTGGGGGAGCAAGTAACGGTCTCTGGCGTGGGGAGCGGTTTCGACGGGACGCACACAATCACCACTCTCCCAAGCAACACGACGTTTACCTACGCAAACAATGGCTCTGCTTTAGTCTCTGCTTCAGTGTCTAATGCGACTGTTTTCTCTAAGAGTCGAGTGATTAAGTCTTACCAAGTGACAGGAAATGTTGTCACTATCACAACCAACAGTGCTCATGGTGCAATCTTTGGCGAAGAGGTAATTATTACTGGAACTGGAGATGTTGACGGTACATACGAAGTCACGGCGATTCCATCGTCAAACACTTTGCAGTATGCCAAGACAATGAGCAATGTCGCCTCCACAGAACCAACTGGTGCGTTTATTGAGATGTCTGGGACTATCCAGTCGGACGCTGTTATCCCAGACGGGACCGCAACTGTTGCTGGAAGCCTCCCCTCTTCTGCTGCAACTGGAACAGCGGGGGTCTCGGAGGATGTTTCAAGAACAGAAGCATTCGGCTCAGTCATCAAGAAGAACAACGTGCAATTCACTCCCGGTCTGTCTGGTAATGCTCTTCTCAGCCCCGAGATTTTGGAAATTGACACAAAGAATCGTGAGGTTGCCTTCAACGGAGAAGTCGTTGGGGCTCGTGGTCGGATTGATGTGCTTGCTGACTTCATTCAGCTAGCTCCCGGTGAGAATATTATTGAGTTCCAAGACGAAGGAGCTCCTGAAGGAGAAGCAAACCTAAGGATTTTCTACAGGTCGGGCTGGCTGGCCTAGCAACACAAAGACGGGAAAAAGATGACATTCCAAGAGACAGTTGAGTACAGGTACTTTCTCACAGACCTGTTGAGCAACAACATCATCTCTGAAGTTCCTTTTAGAGAGGTGAGTTTCTCTCGTGCAAATCGCCGTGCTGGTGAGTTCAGCGGAACCATCGCATTCGTTGAGGCAACTAAAGGTCTAGACCTCTACGAAGCAACCATGCCCGGGCGCACCGGCATCTACATCATGCGAAACGATGTGTGCGTTTGGGGCGGAATGATTTGGAGTAGGAACTACAACGTAAACTCGCAGACCCTTGAAGTGTCTGGCGCTGAGTTCATAAGCTACTTCTATCATCGAAACATATGGCAGACAATTCAATACGGGTCAGATTTTGTGGGTGTGGCTGCCTACCAAACATTTAACGGAACAGCCACTATTACTACAGAATTTCCTCACGGCTTTAGAATTGGCAACAAAGTAAGAATTGGTTTTGTAAACCCAACAGTAGACGGTGTTCAAGAGATTACGGCTGTTACATCCGCAACTACCTTTGAATTTTCAACCAGTTCAGCCAACTCAAGCGGTCTTAGCACTGCTGGTGCAGTTCGGAGTCTTGTCGATGGCTATGACTTGGCTCGCAATCTCATTTATCAAGCCTCAACCGACCTAGGCGGTCTTGCGTTTGCCAACGAAGTAATTAAACCCGCTAAAGAGTATCAAGCTTCCGTTATCTCAAAGGAGCGTTCGTCAAACGTCGTCACCCTGAGGACCTCTGCTGACCACGAAGCGATTCCCGGGCAAGAAATAGAAGTAGTTGAGGTGGGCTCTGGCTTGGACGGTGTTCACACAATCATCGAAGTGCCTAACTCAAGAACGATTCGTTATCAGCTTTCCGGTCCAGACCTTGCTAGGACCTCGCTTTCCGGGATTCGCTCCATCAACGCCATCAGCAAATCTCTAACAAGCAATGTTGCAACTCTTACTCTTGACCAGCCTCATGGGGCATCAGTCGGACAAACAGTAATCGTTGAAGGCGTAGATGCTTTTTTCACTGGTCGTCTGGACACCACATTTAATGGGCGATTCACCATTACGGGAACACCGAGCGCAAACAGCTTCACTTTTAGCTCCGGTGGGATTCTTGATGTACCAACCGAAGGAGTAGCTGGTGGTCAAGCAACCTTTGGCTCAAAGTTTATCTATGGCGACTACGGAAGCTATACGTCTAACTCAGATATCGGTATCGAGTTTGAGAACTTTGACCTTAGCGGTTTTTATGGAGATATTCAGATATACCGAGGATTCGAACAGAAAACAGTTGGAGAGATTCTAGAAGAGTACTCCAACACTGTCGAGGGCGGATTCGACTATCGCATTGACTGCGACTACGACTACACAACTTCTTCTTTTACAAGAACATTCAAAATATTCCCAATTGAATTAGCCGAAGCACCTCCCCCCGGGGAGCTTTACGCTGTCTCTGATTTAGGGGCAAATTTAAATGTCTTCGAGTATCCGGGAAACATTGTTGAATTTTCCGTTGAGGAAAGTGCAGAATCTGCAGCAACAAGATTTTTCGTTGTTGGCAACATTGAAGACTTGACAGACGACGCCAGCCAGCCGTATGCAGGCGCATCTGCAAAAGACATGCTTGATAATCCAACTGGCAGGAGCTGGCCTTTGCTGGACCAGAAAGAGCAGCTAGACGAGATTCAAGATGAGCTAACTCTTTATCAGTATGCAGAAGACTTCTTATACGAATCACGACCGCCTATCGGAGTTATATCAGTAACAGTGAACGGGACAATTTCTCCGGTTGTTGGGAGCTATTTTCCGGGAGATTGGTGCTCTCTCATCATTGACGATGAATTTGTTAAGCAGCGTTTGGCGAGCGACCAAGAACCGAGAAGCGACATCTTGGTTCGAAAGATAGACACCTACGAGGTCTCTGTCCCAGACAACCCGTCTTTTCCGGAAACAGTGACATTAGAACTTATTACAGATTGGAAGGTAGACCAGCGTGGCAACTAGAAGAAGAGCGAGTAGGCGGGGACTAACCGGTTCCCTCACAGAGATGCAGAGAAGGCTTAGCTACCTTGAGGGCCGTCCTTCTCCATCACGGTTATCAAACCATGTTGTTACTAGAACAACCATCCAGCCTCAGGCTGTAGCAACAGACCAAATTGCTTTTGATGCAGTAACCAATGACCAAGTTGCCGCTGACGCTATTGCTCTTCAGCAAATGCAGAACAACTCGGTTGGAACTTCCGAACTTATTGCTGATTCTGTTACTCAAGATGAGTTAGCCACAGATTCGGTGACTAATGATGCAATCGCTGGCGATTCGGTTGGTGTATCGGAATTGGCAAATGGTGCGGTGGATACGGCTGCCATTCAAAACGATGCAGTAACAGAGGAAAAAATTTCTGCAGATGCGGTTACAGAAAGGCAAATTGCTTCAGGAGCCGTAGGCAATTCGGAGTTGGCAAATGACGCTGTTGCCACAAACAACATCCAAAATCTAAACATTACAACAGACAAGCTAGCTAATGGTGCCGTAACCTCCGCCAAAATTGGCTCTGGTCAAGTTCTAAGTACCAACATAGGTAACAGTCAAGTTGTAACGAATAGTATTGATGACAAAGCAGTGACCGGCGCAAAAATCGGTGACGGAACAATTGTTGCTAGAAATATGGGCTTTAATAGCGTTACGGAGGCAGCTCTTGCCGGTAATGCTGTCTATACAAATGCTATTCAGAATGGTGCCGTAAACTCCGCCAAAATTGCCAATAACAGCATTACTTCTTCAGATGTAAATGGGTCTATCTGTACCTCAGCAGCAGGAATATCCCCTGTGATTGCTTATTTAACTGGCAGCGGTCAAGTGAGAGTTAATGCAATATTTGGAAACACCTTTAGCAGTTTCTCTAGAGGAAACCACACTCACAGCCAGTATGTCCAGACTCACTTTCACTCCTTTACTGTAGATGGTGGTACCCACAATCCCACCGGAAACGGCTACCACGCTCACGCTGGCAGCACTCGACAAAACACTTATTCTTCTAAAAGATATAAGAAAGAAATCTCTAATCACGAAGTTACTGACGTAAGTAAGCTTCTTGATTTAGAGCTCGTAAAGTTTAAGTACAAGAATAAGTACAGGGACCTAAACCGTGGACAAAAGTGGCAGTACGGTCTTATCGCTGAGCAAGTAGAAGAGCTCGGGCTGCACGAACTTATTGAGTATGATAAAGACGGACAGCCAAATAAAGTGGACTACGCACTTATCGGACTCTTGTCTCTAGAGCTCATTAAGAACCAGCAAGATGAGATAGACTCTCTGAAGGAGCAAGTACAGCGACTGACGGAGACAAAATGATAACTTACGAGTTATATAATGTAGAAGGCGAGGAGCCTCATCTACAAAAGGTCATTACAGTTGGTGAAGACAGGTATACCACTAATCTGACCTACAACAACACCGATGAACTTGACCTCATTGACGAAGCTGTTGTCAGCCAACACATGGATAATCTTGCGGCATACACGGCTTTTCTTGGTTCGCAGGTTGAAGTACTGCCCGATGAGGAGGCAGCACACTCCGCCTATCCACTAAGAAATGCCGATGATGTTATTAAATACCTTGACATCACCAGCAGGTGGTGGCAGTACTTGTATTACAGAAACGAACCTGACCCGGTGGTGCTTACAACAGGGGGCTCTGTCGATGTATGAGGTAAAAGACGGCTCTCGAACCCTACAATTCAATGGCAAGTTGCTCGCAGAGTCCTCTTCGTGGCGTAGGGGCTCCACCCGATGGATTGAGTTCCGCCTCTACAAGACAGAAAACGGTTCGTACATCCTTTCCCGCATCGGTGTGTCGGTTGTATTCCACGCAGCCACTTGCCCCCTCGTCAAGAGGTACAACCTCATGGAAAAGGGCATCCAAGAGCTCAAAGACGACGCCACCCCCTGCGAGGAGTGCTACCCCTCTACTGACGTTCCCATGGTCTTCCCCGAGAAAGACCGAACATGGGCTCAAGTCAGCGAAGACCCCGAGGCAGTGCTGGAAGCCCTTTACAAGTACGACCAAGGTGGGGCAAGATATCTAACGAACGTAGCTCAGCGCCTGCTGGAGCACGCATCAAATATTGACGAAAACATCGAGAAGGTCTATAGAATAGAGATGATTCCTTAGACCAACGAAGAAGGAAAAATGACGACTGAAGGACGAACTGACCTCTCCGGGGTGCAACTGCACCTCGTAGACAACGTTGACAAGGCGCAAGAGTTCTTGCGCTGGCTTGGTGAGCGCCGACCCTATAACGCTATTGGTCTTGATACCGAAACCGGGGAACTCCCGGGAGGCAAGCGCAACGATGCCCTCTCTCCATGGCACGGTCGTCTTCGCTTAGTTCAGGTTGGCGACTCTCAGCAGGGATGGTCTATCCCATGGGACGAATGGTCCGGTGTCTTCTACGAAGCCATGGAACGCTTCGATGGACCTATCGTCTGTCACAACATTGCTTTCGAGGCTCGCTGGTTCGACGTTCAGTCTCGCTGGCAGATTCCTTGGGAGCGTGCCCATGACACAATGATTATGGCGCACATCATCGACCCTCTTGGGTCTGGTGCGCTCAAGACGCTTTCTTCTCAATACATCGACCCGATGGCTGCTCGACTACAAGAAGGTCTTGACGCTGGTCTCGCTACTAATGGTTGGACTTGGGGGACCGTTCCCATCGACTACGAGCCCTACTGGTCTTACGGCGCTCTTGACCCCGTTATCACCATGCGTCTGTGGGAGATGTTCTACGAGAAGTGCGGACCTCAGGGTCCTTACCACCGTGCCTACGAACTTGAGATGGGGACACGAAAGATTGTCACCCGCATGGAACTCAACGGTGCTCGTGTAGACCTTGACTACTCCAAGAAGAAGTATGAGGAGCTCATTGACTACACCGAAAAAGTGAAGTTGTGGGCATACAACACCTACGACACTTCCATCACGAGCAACGTCCAGTTGGCAAAGCTCATAGTGAAGCTTGGTGGCGAGATTACGGAGTTCACTCCTTCAGGTCAGATGTCCGCCAACAAAGACCAACTGAAGAAGTTGACGATTGATGGAAACCCCGAAGTCAAGAATTTGGCAGAGACCGTCCTCAAGCAGCGCAAGGCAGACAAGCTCGCTACGACCTACTTCCTCAACTTCATGGAGAAGCACGTTGATGGTCTCCTCCACCCCTCTGTGAAAACTCTTGGTGCTCGCACTTCTCGCATGTCAATCACAGACCCTGCCCTGCAGACCCTCCCGAAGGGCGACGAGACTGTGCGTCGAGCCTTCATCCCCAAAGACTCAGACCACGTAATCATCACATCGGACCTTGACCAAGTTGAGTTCCGCATGTTCGCCTCGCTGTCGAAGGACGAGAATCTCATCAGCCTGTTCCACCGAGCAGACGCTGAGGGCTCTGACCCGTTCACCGAGATTGGTCGTCAGGTCTATCAAGACCCGTCTATGCAGAAGTCCGACAAGCGACGCAATCTCATCAAGGGTGTTGTGTACGGACGACTGTATGGGGCTGGCGTAGCAAAGCAGGCAGTTACAGCTGGTGTCCCAGAAGCCCAGATGCGTGCTGTTTCTGATTCTTTCGATGTTAACTATCCGGGAATGGCGAAGTTCCAAAAGGAAGTAGACAACCTCGGGCAACAGCGTCTTCGCTCAGAGGGACAGGGCTATATCCACACTTGGACTGGTCGTCGTATCCCCTGCGACGAAGAGCGCACCTACACCTTGGTCAACTACCTCATTCAGGGTGGTGCAGCCGAAGTCTTCAAGAGCAATCTCATCAAACTGGACCAAGCTGACCTGACCGACTACCTCATTGTCCCGGTGCATGACGAGATTGTTCTGCAGGCTCCTCGCAGTGAAGCCGAGGAAATCAAACAACTTGTGAAACAATGCATGACTACCACCGAAGGCTGGGCCGTCCCTCTCACAGCCGATGCTGATGGCCCTCTAGAGAATTGGGGAGCGAAATACTGACCATGAACAAGTACCTCGAAAAGGCACTTGAAATAGCGGAGACGAGCAAGTGCCGATACAAGCACGGCTGCGTTGTAGTTTCCCGAGGTCGTGTCATTGCTCAAGCTACAAACAAAAAAATTGGTGACCCATCAACAGAGTGGCGTCGCTCCCACATCCACGCTGAGATTGCGGCTGTAATCGCCGCTGGCTCAAACGCCAAGGGCTCGAAGGTTTACGTTGCCCGAATCACCAAGGGCGGTGCCCCAGCGATGTCTAAGCCTTGCAAAAAGTGCGAGAGGTATCTGAAGAGATACGGAGTATCGGAAGTGGTGTGGACATGAAGACGCTGGTGATGGCAGTTGACCCCGGAAAGACGACAGGATTCGCCCTCTTGGCGTATGACTCACATGCATTGACCGTGGAAGTGCAGGAGTCTTCAGAGCTGACTGCTGAAGAATTTGGACAAAGAGTCGAAGAAATTCTGAAGTTGGAGTCCGACCAGAGCGAGCTTTTGGTCTGCTGTGAGAGTTTTATTATTAACGCTCAAACTGTCCGAAACTCTCAAGCCCCCTACTCTCTAGAGCAGATTGGGGTCCTCAAGTATCTCTGCCACCGCTACGGCTACGACCCCTCTCAAATAGCCTTTCAAGCCCCTGTAAACGCCAAAAATATGTTTCCCAACCCCGTACTCAAGGAACTGGGAACGTGGCACAGAGGCGGTGCTGGGCACGCTAACGATGCCATCCGGCATGGTCTGCTAAGGCTGGTCAAGGAAGGCTGGGTTCCTAGGGCCCTCCTGAAAGATGCCTAACAGAAAAAACTAAAAAACTCCGCACAAGCTGTTAGGCATGTGCTACACTGAAAGACGTAACGACGAAAGGATGGCAAGTTGCCAGTTTTGGTAGACCTCGACAACGACAAGTCGCACATTCAAATTAACTGCGACTGGCGGTACAAAGAACTTTGTAAGAGCATCCCCGGGTCTTCTTGGTCAACCCAAGAGCAGGTTTGGCGTGTCCCTCTATCGTGGACAAGTTGTCTAGCCCTGCGCTCGACTTTCACCACCGACCTTGAGATTGGCCCAGAACTAGTTGACTGGGCGACCAAGTATCTCAACAATATGGTTGACCCCTCTCTAGCCCTCCGTGAACTTGAAGAGTACGAGGGTGACGAAGACCTTTTCCCCCACCAGCGTGCAGGTGTTGCGTACCTCGCAACAGCCAAGCGTGCTCTCCTCGCAGACGAGCCGGGTCTAGGTAAGACCGCTCAGGCCATCCGTGCGCTGAAGCGTCTGAAAGAGCAAGGCGAAGATGTTTTTCCGGCTCTTATTGTTTGCCCCAACACACTGAAGAACAACTGGGCCCGAGAGTTCAACAAGTGGTGGCCTGAAGTGACAACTCAGGTTGTCAAGGGGACAGCAGCAAAGCGGAAGAAGCAGTTCGAGACAGCAGTAGAAAGCAACATTGATGTCATCATCATCAACTGGGAGTCTCTGCGTACCCACTCACGACTGGCCCCTTATGGCTCGGTCGCCCTTACCCGATGCTCAGAATGTGGAGGACATGATGAAGGAGTTAGCACCAACCGATGCGAGGTCCACATCCGAGAACTCAATGAGATTGACTTCAAGGCCGTCATCGCAGATGAGATTCACCGTTCTAAGGACCCAAAGTCTAAGCAAACTCGTGCGCTTTGGTCAGCGTCGGGCGATGCGAACATTCGATTTGCGCTCACCGGGACGCCGATAGCTAACAACGTTGTTGACTTGTGGAGCATCCTGCACTGGATTAGCCCTAAGGACTGGCCCAGCAAGACGAAGTGGATTGAGCGAATGATTGACACGATGCTCAACGCTTTCGGTGGGATGTTGGTTCTTGGAGTAAAGCCTCACATGCAGGACGAGTTCTATCGAAGCATCAATCCTCACATGCGACGAATGTTGAAGCAGAAGGTGCTTCCTTGGTTGCCAGAGCAGATTCACGAACGCCGTGACATTGAGATGTCTACGAAGCAGAAGAAGGCATACGAGCAGATGCGTGACCTGATGCTCACAGAGTTGGAGTCCGGTGACGTTCTCACTGCTCCCAGCATTTTGACGCAGACCACTCGTCTCAACCAGTTTGCAAACTCTTACGCAACGATGGAAGTCAACGAGACAACAGGAGAGATGAAGGCTGTTCTCGCAGAGCCCTCGTGCAAGGTCGATGCTCTTATGGCGGACATCAAGAGCGGAGACTTCGGTGAAGACTCTGTTGCTGTCTGCGCCGTTTCTCGTCAGCTCATCGAACTTCTTAGCGCAGCGATGACGAAGAACAAGATTGAGCACGGTCTGATTACAGGAGCGCAAGACGAAGACGAACGTCAGAAAGCTATTGACGACTTCCAAAGTGGTAGGACAAAATGGATTCTGTTCACCGCTCAAGCAGGAGGTGTCGGTGTGACTTTGACTGCTGCTCGTCGGTTGGTGATGCTCCAACGCCCGTGGTCTCTCGTAGACCACAAGCAGGCGGTGGACCGAGTACACCGTATTGGCTCTGAGATTCACGATTCCGTCATCATCACGGACTATGTGACCGAGGGGACTATTGAAGAACGTGTTCTGCAGGTTCTAGAAACCAAAGCAGACAACTTTGAGCAGGTCGTCCGTGACAAGGACCAACTGCTCTCCATCCTCAAGGCAGATAAGGCAGGTAAGTGATGAGTGGCGTTGTTCGACTTTCTAACTCTGAACTACAAACGTTCAAAGACTGCAGGCGCAAGTGGTGGTTGCAGTACTACCGACGGCTTCAACCCAAGTACAAGGACGTAACTGGTGCCTTGGCTCTCGGTAGCCGAATCCACGAAGCGCTAGACCAGTACTACTCAAAAGGAGTACCCCTCCTTGAGGCGCACTCAAACCTTGTCAACGCTGAGAAGGCTCTCCTTCTTGAAGAGTTCAAAGATGTATCAGAACTTGAGAAGGAAGCAGAGCTTGGACACATCATGCTCGACGGCTACCTTCAGTGGGTCGAAGAGAACGGCATTGATGCCGAACTGGAAATGATTTCTACAGAGGAACAAATCACAGCACCGCTTTTCAACGGAGAGGTGGAGCTCACAGGAAAGCTCGACATGCGTGTTCGTCGGAAGCTTGATGGAGTCCGCATGTTCCGAGACTTCAAGACTGTCGGTGGGTCACTTTCCGACTTTGCGAACCTTGCTCCGATGAACGAGCAGATTATGACTTACATGCTCCTTGAGTCCACGAAAGAGGACGAGGAGAATCGTTCTGACGGTGGCATCTTCACCATGCTCAAGAAGGTGAAGCGCACCGCCAACGCACGGCCCCCTTTCTACGACCAGATTGAGGTCCGTCACAACATCTTCACCTTGAGGTCCTTCTGGGACCGCATCCACGGCACCATTGCTGACCTAATGCGGGTTCGCAAAGCCTTGGACGAGGGGGAGAGCCCAGCGTTCCATGCGTACCCACGGCCTAGTCGTGATTGCAAGTGGAAGTGCCCTTTCTTCAACGTCTGCACATTGGTTGACGATGGAAGTGCGGCTGAGCAAGCAATTAGCGAAATGTTCGAGGAGGCGGACCCATACGCCTACTACGGAACACAAGAAACAAAAGGAAGCGAGTGACGCATGAGTGAAATCCAGCGGTCTCTGACCGTCATGGTGTATGGCGAATCAAAGGTGGGTAAGTCCTCCTTCGCCGTCACAGCTCCCTATCCGAGACTCATGCTTGACGTTGAGGGTGGGCACAGGTTCCTCCCTATCAACGTGAAGTACTGGGACCCGCTTAGGGAAGAGCCTCCTGTTGCTGATGGCACTTGGGACACCTGCGTGGTTACGGTTCGTGACTACGACACGGTTCTCAAGACCTACCAGTGGCTTCAGGCTGGCAAGCATCAGTTCAAGTCCTTGATTATCGACTCCATCTCGGAGTTGCAGGTCAAGTGCATGGACAGCATCGCAGGCAACGAACAAATGAAGATGCAGCAGTGGGGCGAACTCCTTCGCCACATGGGCGGTCTTCTTCGTGACCTTCGTGACCTCACGATGCACCCGACCACACCGCTTGAGGCTGTTGTTCTCACTGCGATGTCTCGGGTGACTCAGGACGGAAAGCACCGTCCTTACCTACAGGGGCAGCTCGCCATTCAGGCACCGTACTTCTACGACATTCTCGGTGCCCTGACTATCGAGAACTTCCCCAACGAAGACCCACTTCAGCCCCCGCACAAGGTTCGCCGTATGTACGTCGAGCGCACAGCGGACTACGAGGCGGGAGAACGAGTTCAGGGACGACTGGGCTCTGTCGTAGAGCAGCAGAACCTCAGTATTGAGGTAATGCTGGACACCATTTTTGGCCCGAGGCAAAGCACTCAGGCTGAAAGCACCAACAACAAAAAGAAGAAGGAAGAGGTATCAGCATGAGCACCCTCAACTGGTCCGACCTCATCAAGGATGCAGGCGAGACCAACAACAATTATGAACCGCTCCCGGATGGGGACTACGAACTCGTAGTTGTCGAGGGAGTCGCCAAGGTCACCCAGTCGGGTAAGACCATGTTCAGCGTCAAGACGCAGGTTGAGGCTGGTCCTCACGCCAAGCGCCTTGTCTGGGACAACCTCGTTGTCTCTCCCGACAACCCGACGGCGCTCGGCATCTTCTTCCGGAAGATGGCAGCTATGGGTCTTGGCAAGGAGTTCTTCGACTCGAACCCGACCAACGCTCAGATTGAGCAGGCTCTTGCCGGTCGTAAGTTCCGTGGTCAGATTGGCTCTCGGACCTACAACGGTCAGAAGCGCAACGAAATCAAGAACTATTACCCAGTTCAGACGGCTGCTGCTCCGCAGACTGCGGCTGCTCCGGCTGCCTCACCAGCTCCCGCAGCGGCACCACCGCCTCCTGCGGCACCGGCACCGACTACGGCTGAGTCGGCTCCGAGCGCAGCACCTGCTGCACCCTTCTAAGCTGTATATACACCCCGTATATACACATAACGAATGGCTAGAGGAGCCGTCCAGTCTTCGGATTGGGCGGCTTCTCTGGTTATGAATAGATAAGGACAGATATGAAGGTACTGATTACAGGTTCCACAGCCTCTCAGACCACTCTCGGTAAACCGACTTTTGCAAACTTCCTTTACGAGTCTCTGGTACACGCTGACGCAGACGTTAAGTTCGTATCAAAGCCTTCTATAGACATGTCGATGGAAGAGCTTGAGCAGTACGACAAAGTTCTCGTAGGCATCGCTCCTCCCACCAGCGTCACTGCTTACAAGGTCTACCCAGCATTTGCCATCGCTTACAGAGCATGGAAACTCGGCAATCTTGAGATGTTTATTGACGCCCCGGAGCCGCACAAACTTCAAGCGTCGGTTAACTCTTGTCGTACTGGGAAGTCAGACCTGACGAAGGATTTCTTTAGCAGAAGGAAAAACTATTCGGACTTTGTAGCTAGCAACCAGCTGCAGAACGAGGTCAACGGTTTTATAGCGTTTCTTCACAGTAAGAAGTGGCCTCACACTTACCACCCAGCGTTCCCGTGGTCGGAGAGTAGGACTATCTACCAAGACAGCTTGGTCATGGGTGCAAACAGTCTTATCTCTCTTGTTCCAGACAGTTGGCTGTTTGAAAAGAACTACGTCAGTACGGAGAACGCAACCCAGAGCAACTACTGGACAGCCGACGCAACCAACACGGTTTGGCTTAGGAGCACCAGAGAGCAGCTGACCCAGAAAGTTGTCCTTGCTCAAAGTAAGAGGTCTGAGACAGAGCAAGACGTAATTGACAGAGTTCGAGGGTCTATTGGTTCTCTCATCTCGGTCTACCGACAGGGGCAGCCTTGGTGGTCCCCGCTGCTCGCTCAGTCGCTCAGCATGGATGTGCCGGTCATTACGGACTGGAGGCGCACCAGCCACATGGGGGCAGAGTGGTCTTATTTAGCAACCTCCGTTGAGGAGATGAGCCACACCGAAAGATATGAACTTGCTTCGTTCCAGAAAGAAAGTTATATAAATAACATTCCGACATGGGATGAGGTCTCCAACGAACTACGAGGGATTTTGAGTGGAGACATTATTGTCTCTTCCTCGAATCCTTTACTTCCATAACTGCAACCAGTACAATTAGACAAGAAAGGAGCCAAAATGGGCAACCTTGATATGAAGTGGATTAAGGAGCAGCTGCAGGCTGCTCGTGTGAGAAAGCCTGTAGGCGACGCAACCATAAAGCTCATCGAAGTTTTTGACGAAATGGAACTGACAGATGAGCACCGTGAAAAAGCAATCGAGATGTTCTCTAAGCTGGCCCTAGGTCACGCTTTTGTAAAGGATAAGAAAGGCGAAGTCTGGATTCCAGCACGCCCGGGAGATATCCGAGTCTCGGAGATTGTTCGTGTTAGAGCAGACGCTTTCTCAGGAGACATAGGGACTCTCCACAACGGACGCCAAGGCGTAGTTGTGGGTGTTCGCTACGGTGATGTCATCATCAAGAGCAACGACGGAAAAACTCCTACTCTTGATGGAGCGCACTACCCGCCTGACAAACTGGAGAAACTGGTCTCAGCATGACCACAACAGCCACGCTGAAGTTTGTAGTTGAGGGTGACAGCTATCAAGAACTAAAAGAGCGTGCTGATGCAGCCATCTCAAAGTTTCTTGAAATCTCTGACGAGTTTGACTTTGAAGATGATGACGAAGAGTACGAAGAAGACCCTCCAGCACACAAAATTGATTACGAGCTTGTTGTGTCTGAAAGCTCCGATATCTCTAGCGACCACCAGTACACAGCCGAAGTAATAGCAAGGATAAAAGATGTCAGACGATGACAAAACGACACCAGCACCAGAACCCGTTCTCCCCCGTGTCGAGGCTCTCAGAGAAGCGGCACGGATTATCGCAGGGGATAGAGATGTTCAGTACGGCGGACCAGAAGAGAATCTGACAAGGATTGCAAAAATCTGGTCCGTTCTTTTTGAGCGGGAAATAACAGCCGAAGAAGTTGCCATGGCGATGGTCGGTGTGAAACTTGCTCGATTTGTTTCTAAGTCAGGGTTCCAACCAGACACTTGGGTTGACATTGCCGGTTATGCCGGTTGCGGTTATGAAGTAGGGAAGCTAGCGACAGGAGAATAACTTCGTAATGAGGAAGATGCCATGGGAATTCGATGAGGCTAAGTGTCGAGAAGTCGGAGTTGAAATCTTCTTCAACAAAGACGCAGACGACCCCGAAAGGGTTGGCTTCCCCTCAGACCACTACCGACAAGCGAAGAAAATCTGCAACACCTGCGTCCATCAAAATGATTGCGCACTGTGGGGAATAGAAAACGAACTCCACGGTATGTGGGGAGGGCTGACCCCTAGGGAGCGCAGAACAATGCGTGGAAAAAGCAAAATAAACATTCCTAAGACAATCCCATACTCGCCAAACAGGTAGAATATAAGCATGAGCGCAGAACGGGTTATGGCACCACTGCCAACATGTGAAGCGTGTTGGCTTAAAGACCATACTCAGTGGGAACCCGAAAGCTGCGACGATGATGGGAACATTCTCATGCGTCTAAAGGGTGTAGACATCCCTCAGAAGTACAACACCCAGACCGTAGAAGTTTGCTCTCAGTGCGGGAAAATCACTATCTCTGGGATTTACGAACTTCGTGACCCAGAAGCAGACTCTTTCACCAATCAAAAAATTTCTACAATGAGCCGAAACACAGAGGCCCACTTCGACTTAGAAGAGTCAGAAGAAGAGTAGGCAAGTGAAAGACGTTCGTCTGGGAGAGTCCCTTTGGTCCCACTGGGAGGGCGAGGGCTACTTCTCGGAGAACCATTCAGACCTCGTGTACGTCACCCACGACCACGTTGAATCCGACAACGAAATCGTGCTTAGAGCCCTAGCCTCGACTCTCCAGAGAGACGGTGTAGTGGACTCGCTGGGAGACGGTTTTAAAGCCCTAGAAGGGGCTCTGTGGGACTTTGGATACTCAGGGTATGTAGATGGAGACACCCAACTTTTCGCCTGCGATGAAGATGGCGAAACCGAGTATGGCGACTATGTAGACCAATCTCTACCAACCACTTGGGTGGAAATTATACAAAACTAGTCCAATATCCCGGATTTATCTCGTCTAATCTACTATTATGGTGGCGTGTGGAAACCTGCCGACAACCTGAAGTGGCAGTCGGATGCTTTGTGCTCCAAACCCCAATTTCGTGAGAACCGAGAATGGTTCTTCTCGAAAGAAGCCAACGAGCGCACAGAAGCGAAAAACTTGTGCTACTCGTGTCCGGTACGAGCTCAATGTCTGCAGTGGGCGTTAGAGCACAGACAGATTTGGGGCATTTGGGGTGGCAAGGATGAAGTTGAAATTCGCAGAGCTCTCTCCGTGTCTTACAAAGGAGAGGAGACTCGTAGGCGTAGATTCCCCAACTGTCCGTACTGCAGCGCTCGTCCTTCCAAGTTGGAGACTAGCACTCAGGAGCTGAGCGGTGGCGGTCGTTGGACTACCGCCAAGATTGTGTCCTGCACTGTATGCCACTTCTCGTGGAAGAGTCGAACTAGCGTCAATGCTGTTCACGCTTACCAGCACGAACGCCAGCAGCGAGAAGAGAAGAAGCAAAAAGAGCGGGAGCGCAGGGCTCGTGTCAAGGCTCGGGAAAAAGAGCGGGCTAGGAAGTCTAAGAAGTAATATTTGCCCCGGCGGCTTTTTCACAGAAAACGAGATTGCTTCTCATTCTCTCATTGTCTGGCTCAAGCTCTACAGCGTTGCGAGCGTACTCAGCGGCTTTCTCATACTCTCCAAGGTTGTACGCAGCGATTGCGGCGTAGTCCCACGGTGCTGCACCCCATGACTCAGCCTCGCAAAGATATTCCAAAGGCTTTTCTTTAATCTCCAAGGCGCTCTCGGCTGCGTCTAGACACTGACGCCATTCCTGACGACCGTAGTAAAGCTTTGCAAGGTCTACGAACGGCTCTCTGCGGCCCGGGGCTTCGTCTACTGCTTTTCGGAACCAGTGCTCAGCTTCCGCTGGTAGGGACTTTCCAATAAAGCGCATTGAAGCAGCACGCTCTGGCTTCCAATGGGCTGTAGGAAGCTCTAGATGCCTCTTCAGCTCAGCGGCAGCTTCAATGTACTGTCCGTAGAAATACAACTCACGACCGTAGTAGAAAGCGTTCCGGTCGTTGTAGGGGTCTTCCTTGACCGAAAGCGCAAGGAGAGGTAGATACTGCGACCTGCTCTTTGTGTTGTCGGGGTGGTGATGTGTCTCCAGCCCATCTACCCAACCCTGAACCTCCTCAATTCCGTAGGAGTAAATGCACTCATGTACGGGGTGACGCCAGCGGAACCCCTTACGGGCGTGAATGTGGTCGTAGGAGAACTCAAGACCGGGTGTTCCGTCTTCGTTGAATGACCAGACATGCTTATAGCGGGGACGGTTGATTCCGTTGTTCCACGCTTCTTCGAGAACTTCTTTCCACCCCGGGGTAATTACTTCATCCATGTCGAGCGACACGCACATGTCGATGTCGAGAGGAAGTGCAGCGAGCGCTGCATTGCGTGCGTCGTCAAATCGCCAAGGACTGACACGCACATCGACAACATTGATGCCCAACTCACGAGCCTTTTCCACCGTCCCGTCTGTAGACCCCGTATCAGCGATTAGAAGATAGTCCGCATCTTTAGCGGATTCATACCAACGCTCAACAAACTGCAGCTCATTGAGTGCGATTGTGTAAATAGCTGTTTTCATCATTGTCTCCTATGTCACGCTTGCCGAACCGGAGCGGCTTTTTTGAGGTCATTAATAAAATTCATATGAAGAAGAGATAAATCAAGGTACTCGTTTTGGACTTCCATTAAAAGTTCGTAGTCTGCTTCGATTGTTTCTGGAACTTCATTGTCTTTATAAAGTTGTTTGTACGTCTTGCTATTAATTTTTGAAACTCCTTTTGAAACAGAAAGCCAGCTCTCAAGGGAGAAAATATCTCCTTCAAAATCTGTGTATCTGGGGAGTCTGTAATCCCAAGTTGAAAGAATCTTCTTTAAAGGCTTTGGCGCATTTGATTGTGATTGATAGTGCTTCCAAAAATCTGTGTCTTCTCTTCCACCCATATAGTGCAAGTACACGAAGTTAAAAATGTTGTCATTAATCCGACAAGAATATTTATTGAACTCATCAATGCTTTTTTGATTCCGATTTTTAACCAAACCAATATCTTTCAAAGCATGTGTTAGCTGCAAAATAGTAGCCCAAATTGATGTAGCTTCAAGAGGCTCTATAAACCCACTTGACAGACCTACAGCAAGGCAGTTCTTCACCCATGGGGTCTTGTAGTAGCCCGGAGTAAACTTAAAAGATTTTTCCCGAGGCCAGACAGGTTCCTCGCCCAAAAACTCAACAATCTCTGCTTTGGCTTCTTCGTCGGTCAGATAGTTAGAGTCGAAGACGTAACCGCAGCCATATCTATGCTGTAGAGGAATCTTCCACGACCAGCCGTACTTCATGGCTGTAGACTCGGTGTAAGGAGCTAAATTATTTAGGTCAACTGGAAGAAAATAAGGCATCGCTGAATCAACAGTGAGATAGGGAGAGTGGTCTTCCCATTCGCTTTGGTAGAGACCCCCTATAAGTCTTTTTGCAAAGCCAGTACAGTCAATAAAAAAGTCACCTTCGATGGTCTCTCCGGATTCTAAGTGCAGGGACTCAATTTCTCCGACTGAATTAGTTGACTCGCTGACCACCTTCCCCTCTATACGGGTAATTTCTCTTTCCTCTGTAGCCACCCTCTTGAAAAAATCAGCCAAAGCGATGGCATCAAAGTGAACTGCGTAGTTTGCGTTGTATAGATATTTAAATATCGGGTCGGGAATAATCTGATTATCGTACTCAGGGTGGGGAAGAAACGGTACTTTATTGGCCTCGCTCAATCGGTCTAGATAGTTGTAATTAGAAAATGGCTTACCTGTCGCCTCACCGTGTGCGAAAAGAACCGAGGTGTCGTACAGATACTGATGGCTGTCAAACGAAGCGAGTCCTACTTCGTCGCTTGCATTAAACCCGTGATAGTAGTAATCATCACTGCCCTGCCAATTAACAAACTTTATTCCATTTTTAATGGTCGAACTTGTTTCTTTTACAAGTCTTGACAGAGGAATCTTTACCTTATCTAGGAAATCAATAAACGGAGGAGTAGTACCTTCCCCAGCCCCGAGAACCCCAATAGAGTCTGATTCCACAAGTACAATTTCAGAAGTAGGAGATTTGTAACGCAAATACAAAGCAGAAATCCACCCTGCCGTACCTCCACCAACAACAACAAATTTATACGGCTTTTTCTCTGCCATCGTCACACCATCTTCCGAACCCAGAACTGATACCCATTAACTAAGACTTCTATTCTGTCTATGTAAATTTGGTAGAAAGCATCAATTGCTGCTCTAGGTTCTTTAGATACTCCTAGACCGGCAGACCATTGGTAATCATCGAAAGCCAATATTCCGCCAACTTTGAGACAGTCAAAAGCATGAAATCCGTCTTTCAAAACAGACGGAGCGGTGTGGTCTCCGTCTACATAGATAAAATCAAAGAACTGTTGATTGTTCTTGAAGAACCAGTCGCTGGTTCCCTTAAACTTGACAATTTTTCTTTCTTCACGAGCCTTCTGGGTTTTTGCATCGTAGACAGTCTCTACGGAACCCCAGTTCATCCCATGATGTACCGGCTCGTCTGAACCCTCCCAAGTGTCAACATCAATAAGAACAGAGTCGGGGTTCTTGAGAAGATTTAGGTACATCCACAGGCTTGCATCCCCTGTGTAAGCACCAATCTGAAGAGCCCTAACTGGCGAAGAAGACAGGTCACTCAGATGAGCGTGAAAATTTGCTTGTCCATCGCTGGCGAACCAGTTTGGAAGCTGAGTCATTATTTCTCTCAATCTGTCGTAGTGAAACCACTATAACAGTTTGAGAGCGCTAAAAACTAGATAGAACTCAGAGATTTGTGAGTAATTGTCCCCACCATTGACGCAGTGTGGATGCTGCACTGGTAACGATACCCGTTTGAAGCAGCGGTAACCGGAACATTCCAATACACAGTTCCAGAAGTCTGCTCCTGTGCGTTCACATCAACATTTACCGTTCCGTCTGTGTCGATATGAATTAGACCGCTTTCGATATTCGCAAAACCAGCGCCAGTGTCTTCCTGCAACCTAAACGGATGACTGGAAAGACCGCTTAGTTTAAAGGCAATAGTTGCTCCACCCAAAGCATAGATAGTTGGGTTGTCTCCGCTATAATGGGAATTAAACTGATAACCGTCTGTTCCGTTAGCGGTTACAACGAGCTGAGCAATTGCTGGAAGAGCCGCTTCATCATAGCCTCTGTTTGAGTTTGTCGGCTCGTCTAGACCAGTGAAGGTCGTGGTTCCTGCAGGTCCTGTTGGTCCCGTTGGCCCGCCCAATCCTTGCGGTCCAGTAGGTCCAGTTGGGCCTGTAACAGTGCTGTCTGCACCTTGAGCTCCGGTCGCACCTGTGGGCCCCGTAGGTCCGGTAGGTCCTTCCGGCCCTGTAGGACCGTCGGATGGTCCCGTTGGACCTGTAGCTCCTGTGGGACCTGTTGGGCCACCAGACGGACCTGTAGCTCCTGTAGCTCCTGTGGGACCTAGAATTGAGCCGATGCTGAGGAACTGAGTGGTTGTTGTATCCCAGACATACAGTTCACCATCTGCTTCGACAACGTAGGCATCACCAGCCGCACCGCTTCCGGGCAGGTCTCCCGTAGTAGCAACCTCCCCCTTGAGATTTACGGCTGTGCCGTCTTCGCCTTGCGGTCCAGTCGGGCCAGTAGGACCGTCAGAACCAGTAGGACCGGTGGGACCAGTATCACCAACTGGGCCGGTTGCTCCATCGGCTCCCGTAGGGCCAGTAGGTCCAGTGGGTCCCGTTGGTCCACCGCTGGGCCCGGTGGGTCCAGTCTCTCCGATAGGGCCAGTCGGACCAGTGACCGAAGGACCAGTAGGTCCAGTCGGTCCTTGGTCGCCAATGGCTACAGCTTCCCAATCAGCTGATGTGGTGTTATATCGCCTGACTACGCTCATTAGTCGCCCGTCCTTGTCAGAGTAAATCCAGAAATACTTGCGAAGTAGTTAGAGCTACTGGCATTTCTCGTAGCCATAGTAAATCTCACTGGGACAACGTTGTTCTGAGTTAGAGAGATTGAAGTAATCTCATCGAGAGCAGGACCAGCGGATGCGTTGTAACCATCAATAGTTCCAACATCTGTTCCGTCAATAGATGCGGTGTAAATGCCACGGTCGCCATCCTCATCGTGAATAAGGGTTAGCGTGTATGTTCCGGGGGTGACAGACACATTCCACTCGATGTACTCATTTTGCGTTCCAGCACTCGCTACGGTTCCGCCAAAAGTATCTGCTGCATCAAAAGCGATAGTCCAAACACCGCTGTTTGCTGCATTGGGGCTGTGGAAGAAAACATTCTGCACTGGCTGGAAAACCCCATACCCACCGGCAACACTTGTGTCCACCCAGACAACATCGGTATTTGCTGGTGCAGTGGCTGAAACAACAATGCCATCGTCTCCAGTAGCACCTGTTGGACCGGTTGCCCCGAGCTGACCATCTGGCCCGGTAGGACCAGTAGGCCCGGTAGGACCAGTAGGCCCTGCAACTTGACTATCAGCACCTGTTGGACCGGTTGCGCCTGTAGGACCTGTAGGCCCAGTCGGGCCAGTAGGGCCACCAGAAGGACCAGTCGGACCTGTCGGACCTGTAACTGTTGAATCCGCACCCGTTGGTCCAGTTGAGCCCGTCGGGCCAGTAGCACCAGTAGGTCCAACGATAGGCCCAACTAAGGCCCATTCTTGGTTCAGGTCTGACCAAACATAGAGGTCATCTTGAACAACGTACCCGTCACCAATATTTCCCAAGGGATTATCAGATGAAAGAAGTTCTAGAGTGGAGTAAGTTCCAAGAATGTTTACACCAGAACCCTGAGGACCAGTAACGCCTTGCTGGCCTTGAGGGCCGACAGGTCCAGTGGGCCCAGTGGGGCCTTCACCAATGTATGCAAGTTGAGACCATCCATTGTCATTAGTGTAAAAATACACTTGACCAGTGCTTGGCTTTACCCAGATATGTCCGACTTCTGGGAATCCCGGTTGCGACTCTTGGTAGAAAACTGTGTCTGTTCCAGCAACTTCGTACACCAAAGACATCGAGAAAAAGACATCTGGGGTGTCTGCTTGAACATAAACAACGTCCCCGCTCTGAACACCAAAGCGGAAAGTTTCATAGCTCTGACCAGCCTGAACAGTTAGATTGGCAGCGAGATAGACACGACTTGCTTCATCAACGGTGTTTACTGGCTGGACATAGATAGTGGTGGCAGCATCGGCAAATTCGGTGTTAGAAGCAATGACAGAAGCCACACCCGTAGTGGTGACTTCGGGCAAGGCAGTAGGCGTGTTGGCTAGGGGGTTAGCAGCCCCGATACGAGTTACAGCCATTAGACAGCCACCGTCACTTTCCTGAGAAATCTAGAACCTAGTTTACTATAATTCATCTCCGCCGACTCTCTTCCCTAGGCCACTTCTGAGAAAGAGAATGGTCTTTGACCAGACATTGGCATGAAAGCGATTCTATTTGGGCCCCCATAAACGCTGTTTGTTGTAGCGTAATCATCGCTAAGGCCGGTGGTGTGGAGAATGGTCTTGGCATTGCCCTCCATCCAACCGACAACTTGAGCAGGGGTCCAATCTCTATGAGCTTGGAGAAGCAGGGCACACATTCCGGCTACCTGAGGGGTAGCCATGGAAGTCCCAGAAAGAATCTGCTGGTAGTAACCATTGTCTAAGTAGTAAGGATTGCTGGCGGAATCTATATTGGTAATGCTGTAAGCACTAATAATTCTGTCTCCAGCAGCGTAAACGTTTACTCCGGGACCGGCGTCGCTGTAAACAGATTTTGCCTCCACGCCACCGATGAAGTTTGTACCAAATGAGCCGACCTCAAATCCAGCAGAACCATTTGCTGAAGGAGAGGCACCTCTGTGGTAGTAAAAATCTGGCAGACCTGTGGCTGTTACGTAGTTGTTGTAATCAGCCCCACCGGACACATCGTGCTTTAGACCGCCATTGCCAGCAGCGTTGCACACAACAATTCCAGCGCTAATCATTGAGGCAATATCAGCATCTACTGAGGAGACTCTCTGATTAAAAATATAAAGCGTTGTGTTAACTTGTTGACCGGTCAAACCTTTAGCAGTGTCTTTTGTTGTATCGCTATGCGATACACCTCGATAGGAACCCCCTGTTACCGGATAGTAGGTAACCTCGTTGTAAGTAAGTTCGTCGGTTGCTTCATCCCAGTAGATAATGTACGACCAACTATTCACAACGACCGTGGGGTTTCCATTGGTTTTATTGTTGTGCCACCCAAGGATGCAGTCGAAAGCATCTGCAGCGCTCATGCCTCCCACGGGGTCTGACGCACCCTCAAGACCAGCCAACTTAATGACATAAATGTTGGCATTTTTTGCCCAGCCGAAAGTTTTGCCTGCCACTGTTCCGGCAACGTGGGTCCCATGACCGTCGTAGTCAACGTAGAACCCCGATGGCATTGACCCAGAAACTCCGCTGGAGGTATACCAATCAATTTGCTGAACCCTGCTGTTACCTTCAGCATCTTCGAACTCAGGGTGGTCAGCTTGAATTCCGCTGTCAACAATTACGACATCTACTCCTGTGCCGTCTAGAACATAATCATAAGTTCCACCGGGGTCAGACGTAGAAGTCCCAAAAACATTTGTTGCATTGATGTGGCGCAGCAGTCCCCAGTTCTGCTTTTCTCCGGTCTGGGTGGTCAACTTGTTGAAGTTCCCGTCTAGAAACGCACGCTTTCGAACGGGGATTTCGGAGACATCCTCTACAGCCTCTACACGAGGGTCTTGACGAAGAGCCTCGGCTTCAGCATCAGTAAGAAAGTAAGAAGTGTTGCGGGGATTGTTTGTACGCTCGTTAGCTACTTCTACCGACCTGTCGGGGATTGTGTCGGGAGTTGGCGCATCAGTGAGCAGGTCGTCCCAGATGGAATCTGTGGTATTCATGTCTGGTGCGGTAACTGTATACTCCCGCAACTCGTCAGACATTACTGGACCACCGCTCGGTCGGTCACCCTCCGCCAGTCAGTACCGTCATAAAAAGCAAGAACTGGTCCGCCAGTTTCATCTGTGCAGTAGACGATAGAACCCGCACTTGATACCAAGGTTGACAGCTCAAGGACTGTTTTACTGACCAATTTCATCGGAGCATCGTTGATGATTTCATCAACTGGGTCCAGAGTGATTGTGGTTGGTGAAGTGAGACTGTATGTACCAGTCAGAGATGACGGAGCGTTGATTGATTCAGTCTCGACTGCAGTTACAGCGAGGACTTCTGTGCTGGCATTAAAAGTTATGCCAGAGTTTGTCTTACCACCAATGGTTCCAGTGGCGTCCTCGTAGAGGCCAACAAAAGTTGTTGCGTCTGTTGTATTAGCAACATCAATTGCACCACCGCCCGGGCCTGTAGGTCCTGTAGCTCCGGTTGGTCCAGTCGGTCCTCCAGAGGGACCAGTAGGACCTGTGGGGCCAGTAGCTCCGGTTACTGAGGGACCAGTTGGTCCTTCATCCCCCGCAGGTCCGGTAGGACCGGTAGGTCCAGTTGCTCCATCGCCTGTCCCTGTTCCAACCAGCTCCCACTCTTCCCCGGTGAGAACCTCAAGAGCGCTGTACTCTGTGTTAAATCGAACATAGCCGACCTCAGCGTCTGGCCTACGGTCAGCAGTTTCACCAACATCTAGATAGAGAGTGTTATCTACGCCTCTAATGACTTTATTTCTAAAGGTAAGCGATAAGTCTCCCTGACCGATTGCATCATCTTGAAGAAGACCATAAGCACTGAAAGATACGTTGGCTTGAGTTGTTCTAACAAAGAGTCCATCGCCCGGGTTTACAGCAAATCTAAATGTCTCAAAACTTTGCCCAAACCCAAGGTCCAAGTTGTTTGCTAGATATACGTAAGAACCTTCAGTCGAAGCTCCCGAAGGAACGATGTAGATAGCTATTCTAGGAATAGGAGTTGCCGAAGGCGAGATATTCGTGACAACCACAGACACCAAATAGCTGTCCGTGAATGTGACCATGCCTGTATCGACATTTGATTCTGGCCTTGCCGCAGCAAGTCTTTGAATAGCCATCTGTATCTCTCCCTTACGCCTGAGCCTCGCCCCATGACAGTTTCGCTGAGGCCAATGTTTCTTGACCAGTCAGACGGGCAACCGCCACGGTGAGGATGTCAGGTCCGTCTGGGAACACTGAGTCACCTCCGAGGATGGAGTTTGAGAGCTCGAACAGGTCGCTCACATCAACGTTAGTTGACTGCTCAACACCGTTGTTACCAGATGCCTTGAAGTTATACACCTGAATACCACCGGAAACTGTGTCGTTTGATGTGTGCTCCACGACCTGAACCAGAGAGGGAGATTCCACACCAATGAAGTTCAAGTTGTTGAGTCGTCCATTTAGAAGAATCTTCACATCAATCAACTCGTTGGTCTGGACACCAACTTCCTGCAGACGCAACTGCATTCGGTTGATAACGTCTCGGTCACCCAAAGCACCCGTCAAACCTTCTGAAACCGAGGGGCTCAGTCGGATAGAAATGAGCGGCTGATAGTTAGTACCGGATGTGTTATTCAACGAACCCTGCGGAGACAACTTGTAAGTGGACTGCGAGTTTCCACTGTTGTAGAAGTTGATAATGTTCCGCTGGAAGAACGAGTTCTGCGGATTGCTAATTCCGCTGCTGCTTCGTTGGTAGCTATACGAGTAGTAGCGGAATGTATTAGCATCAACAATCTGGCTTACTCGGAAGACCCCGGAGTAAGCAAGGTAGTTGCTGTATTGGGGGTTAATACGAATCAACACGTAATCATTGACCTGTAGTCCATGACTGCCATTCGTATCCACGGTTACCAAGTAGTTGCTCTTATTGATGTTGCTAATAGAAACTTCACTACGTGTAGCATCTGTTTCGCTGAAAGCTAGAGCAATATTGTTGTCGTCAACAACCTTAATGTAATAAGTACTCTCATTAATTAGGTAGTCATACGGGTAGTAAGAACCGATGTACTGAGTACGAGGGTTCTGGTTGTTGCTCTGGGGCAAACCATTAGAGCCAAGACCCAAGAACTGGACAGCATCTCCATTATCAAAACCGTGAGAAGGAATGTTGATGATGTCAGTAATCCGGTCAACCGCATTAGAACCAAACGTCTTCGAGGTCGTACCACCAATGTTGAGCGTCTGGCTCGACTTGGTGAACAAGTACGCCTTGTCGTCATCGAACTCGCCATCCATGATGACCGAAGTACCCCAGTGGAACAGCGACGGAATGTATGTCGGATTCGCAAAGGTTGTTACCTCGTAACGAGCTGGCAAGTTACCTGAGCGGAAGTAAGACTCAAACAACTGGTTGTTGTGAGTGAACTCATGGGTGTACTTAACCTGACCCTCAACGGTCTTGAAGCCGAATCGAATCTTACCGGCACCGTACCATGAGTAGTCCATGTAAATCATCTGAATCTTGGACAGGTCTAGGTTGTAACCAGTTGAGCCAGTTCCATTACAGGGGTCAATGCTCCAATCTTCCTGAGGAACCTTGGTATCAACAGTCAACGTACCAATAATTCCTGTCTTAGCAGGAGTAAATGAGTGAACTGTTGTTGTCCCCTGCGACGAAAGGTTCACCGTGGTTGTAGCGTCCGGGCTTGCCTTCAACTTGAAGGTGTTGCTTGTCAACACTTCAACGTAGTAGGTACGTCCATTAACAAGACCACCGATTGGTGACCCATCAATCGAGTTGTACACGACTGGGAGGTCTTGTGTGTAACCGTGACTCAGAATGGTAAACGTGTCGTCTACCGTACTTACCACTGAAGTCGGGTCGAACTCCCTTTCATTTCCGGAAGCACCCTTGTACTCGGGCTTGATTGTTAGACGGTCATCAGTTTCGATGTCCGCAACACGATAAGACTGACCACGAAGAACAATGTAGTCACCAACATCGAGCTGTGTTGTAAAGGCTGTGTTTGTTCCAAAGACTTTTTCAGAACCCTGAAGAGCAGCAAACGTTCCAGCAATCTGCTGAGTCGAGGAGCGACGGACACAGTAAAGCTTTTGACCGTCAAACTCGTAGAACATACCGTTCTGGAAGTCGAACATACCAGAGCGAATAGCACCGTTTGTCCAAGCATCAACGTGGAGTCTTGGGTAACCATAAACAACAGGCTCAACGATGGGCTGCTGCGAAATAACAGTAACGTTGAAAGAGTCGATTACCGTAACTTGGAAAGTTCCGTTGTAGACGGGGCTGTCTACGCCGTACTGGTCCTTGGCGTCGTCAACTCGAATAAACAGACCGTTGATGAGACCGTGCGGGCGTCGAGTACGAATCTGAATAACGTTCGAGGTTCCAACTCGGTACATTGTTTCAATGTCGATGCTGGGCTTGAAGTTCACAGCTGCCGAGGTTTGGATACCCTTACCAGACTGGTAGCGGAAGTACTTACGAGTCTGGCGAACAATTGAGCCATACCAAGTCTCTGCACCAGTGGACATCTCAACGCCACCGTCGAACGGACGGTGCAACGAGTAACCCTGAGGACGCACATACACGAAGGTTGGATACGAGTAAGAAACATTCTCGTAAGCCGTTGTGTATGGGCGATTCACAGTCACCTGCTCGTCTGAACCGATAGCCGCAATTTCACGAATAATCGGAGCAGCTGGTGTGATGTGGTTCAAATAGAGCTGGCTACCAGAACCCTGAGTAGCGATATCAATAGCATTGGTGTCAGCCAAAGCATCTTCGTAACTTGGATGCAGACTTACTAGGTTGCTACTCGAAGTACTCACGTTACCGGTTACTGTGGCACTTGAAATGTTTCCACCATTTGAGTTGAACTCAAATGTTGTGCTGGATGGAACCGCAATAATTGTGTGCGTTCCGTTGAACACCTCTGGGCTTACACCAGTAATGCTGTCAATTGTTACAACGTTACCGGGCTGCAAATTGTGAGCGGCGCTTGTCGTAATACGGACAACATTGCTTGTTCGATAACGAGAAGTGATTGTTCGAACGGCAGCATCATCAATGCGATTTACATAGTAGTAACGGTCGTTAATCAACGGAGCTGGTGCAACTCCATCAAGACCTTCTTGGTCTGCGACTGCTCCCCAGTCTTGGTTTTCTACTCCAAGAGTGAAGCTTTCAGACGCTGTGTAACGGAACTCTCGGTTTCCGGCATTTACATATGTAATTGTGTATGTGCCTTCAAAGTCTTCAGCATCGTCACTGCTCAAGCCAGAGATTGTCACTGTGTCACCATTTTGGAAACCGTGGGTCTCGCTTGTGTAGATGTAACGAGTAGTCCCAGAGCTTTGAATACGAGCAATACCAACACGACGACCACCAGAGCCAGCGTTAAAGACAACTGACTCACCTGTAGTAAACGGGTGGTTAGCAACAAGAATCTGGTCAGCTGAATCATCAACATCTGATGCTTCAAAGTATGACTTCAACTCAACATCGGGCGGGAAGAGGCGGAATACATCGCCAACCTTCAGAATCTTGGAGAAGGTCGTACCTGAACCGTTCACCAGCACCGAATCAACTTCGGTACTTACGGTACCGGTACCAGTAATCTGACCGTTGATTTGGGCTGAAGTAAACCGATGCTCAGTTCCTGCTCCAATTGTCAAAATGTGAAGCGGAACACCAGAAGCAGCGTTTTCTGCTGTATCAGAAATCTTGATGTAATCTTTGTTGACAGCAATTGCGTAGTACACCGTGTCAGCAGTTAGACCACCAAGAGCAGTGCCTCCGTTGGGGCTGTATGTAATCTTGGTTCCAGTCAAGAATCCGTGAGAAGGAATCTTGATGACATTCTGTTCCAAGTCAACCGTAAATTGTGGGTCAAAACTCTTTACAATTTCAGGAACTGAACCGTTAGCAGTTACCTCAAAAGTGGTCGGAGTGGGGACATCACTGATGGTGTAAGTGCCGTCTGGAGTCCTAATCAAAGACTTCAGAGTGTGATTTCCTGTTGGAGTAGTTGCGGTGGTCAAATCAATAGCAACACCGTTGTTTGCATTGGATACAGATGTAGCCAACTTCAAAGTGTTTCCATCAACTGGAATAACGTAGTACGGAGTTGCAGTAGTTAGACCACCAATAGCAACCCCACCACCAGTGTCGTACTCAACAAGCTCGGCTAGCGAGAATCCGTGGTTTGGAATGGTGATTGTGTCATTCTCGTAATCAACTGACTTGTTGATAATAGAGTGGTTGCCAACACCAACACCCTGAATGTCAGCGATGTTGACAAAACTTGGGTCTTCAGACAAACGAATTGTGTTGTCGTCAACCTTTTGGACGTAGTACGTGTCACGGTTGTTAAGACCCGGAATTGCGGTGTCAGTGACCATAATGCCGTTGTAGCCATCAGTTGATGTCTCAACTAGGTCTGCAAATCCAGTAATGCCTTGACCAAGACTGTTGTAGCTGTACAGACGAATTGTTCCAGAAGAAGCGGCAAAAGGAACTCTTTCAAGTTGGCAGGTTCCGGTTACCGAAGAAGCACCAATAGTTCCGTCGCCACCCAGTGGGTCAGCAAACTGAATCCTGTTGCTTGCTGGAACACTGGTGATTGTGTGGGTTCCATTAAAGGATTCGATGTTTGTTCCGGTCATGTTTGAGATGACCACGGTGTCGCCAACTTGGAAGTTGTGAGTCGTGTTTAGCGTCACATCGCACGTTGAACCTGTTCGGCTTCTATTTGTTACTGAGAACTGAGTGACGTTCCCTTGAGTCGGCCTAGTCAAAGTGAAAGTGTTGTCATCGACAGCAGCAATTACATCGTATGTTCCGTTAAAGACCGATGTGTTATTCCCTGTCATGCCAGAAATGTTCACACGCATACCAGCATCAAACCCATGCTCGTACTGAGTCTGAATCTGAATGATGTTGTGCGAAAGCATGTCTCGACCAGAAATTGTAAAGTCATATCGAGGCTCATCGAAAGCACGAATCTGACGACTGGCCCAGACGGTTCCATCAACGTTCTGCTGGGCAATAGTTCCTGTGTTAGGAGTTACCCACTCGATTTCACGGTTGCTGGGGGTAGCGGTAATCTGCCACTCACCGTTAAACTCTTCTGGCTGATTTCCTGTGATGTTGGAAATTCGAATCCACTCACCGGGCTTCATGCGGTGGTCTGTGTCTAAGTACATCCGCACTGTGTTGCCCGAGCGACGACGCCAAGTAATTCCAGTGTTGAAAACGTCGTCAAGGAAGTACGCACGACGGATACGACCAGAAACAACGCCAGCTGCTTCGTTTGTGGTGGTCAGACTTGTCCCGGTGTCCACATCATAGTAGAACTCGTTGGCGTTGCTAGTTCCAGCAACAATCCAATCCCCATTGAACTCATCTTCGTTGTCTTGACCGTCTTCGAAGTTAAATACTCGAACACGATAGTTAGTGCTGAGGCGGTGGGGGTTGTCTGTCGTGATGTAGCGACGAGTACCCTCACTTCGGCGGTTAACAATGTTGCACTCAGCAGACCAAAGCTTGTCTGACTGGTCTGAGAAGTCCTTCATCTGGAACCATGCGTCACCGCCATCGCTCCATCCGTGGGGTTCAGAGAAGTTGATAAAAATATCATTCCACTGATTGGTGTAACCAAGAAGGTCATCACCAAATCGAATGCTCTCGATTCCCTTGGTGACTGGCTCATCTAGTTGAGCGTAAAGTTCATCTGCGTCAATAACCTGACTTACGAAGAACTGACGATTGAACACATCACGGAAGCGGTTTTCCATGCTGTTGACCGTGATGCGGTCGCCAACTAGACGGTCGTGGTTGTAATCAAGGTTGAAATAGACACGAGTTCTACGGTCAAGACGACGGCTTTCTACATAGCCACCACGCTTAGAGACGTAACCGGAAACATCTAGCTCTTCTGCCTGAGTCCGGTCAGCATAGTTATTGCGGTAACGCAAACGTGTCCGAGAGCCGTTGATTCCAGTCTCAATGTTGTCAATGCGAGCGAAGCCTTGAACGGTTGCGTACACATCGTCTGGCAACTGGAAGTACGGGAACGTGATGTTCTCGTCTTCACCGATGGGAGCCGACGCATCATTGAACCAAAAACCGTACTCGTCTCGAATATCTCCAAGAGAGTTGGGGTTCCATGTGGCATCGTCCATGAACCATTCGCCGTTGAAGTAGCCACCATAGTTCTCGTCTGGAATCCCCTCAATCTTGATGAGGTAACCAGCATCATGGTAGTGAGGCCGGTCGCAGTAGATGTAGCGGTTACGTCCAGAAGACTGGATGCCACGAATCTTGACTCGACGCTCGCCAAGGAAGTACTCATAGTCAAGGTCACGCCTAGACGTTGCTCCTTCAGGGGCGTCGGTTGCGTTTTGAGTAAAGTTTTCCTCTGCTGTGAACGAGAATTCGTTTGCAGACTGAACACCAGTCACACGCCAGAAACCATTCCAACGACGGTTAATAGCAACACTTGTTGCGGGAAGACCTTGAATATCAACAAACATATTGGTCGAAAGACCGTGGTTAGCGTTTGTCGTGATGTAACGAGTATTTCCAGATGAGCGGAAGCTTGTGATTCCAAGAGTCGGGTATGCAGCACGCTCCGAAGGACGCTGAACATTGTCAAACAGCAAGAATTGGTTTCCGTCAAAGCCGCCGTCTGTGTCGATGTCTACATACTTGTAAACACCGCCAGAGTAAAGACGCTTAACCTCATAGTCACGAGATTTGGCGTACTGAACCGTTTGACCAGTGACATATCCATGACTTGGGAGATAGATGCTGTCTTCAAATTCGTTTACAACAGTGAAGATGAAGCTGTGGTTACGACCTTCACCAAGGGCAGTCAAGTCAAGAACTGGTCCATCAAGGGACTGGCTAAGAGTGAATCGGTTAGCGTCAATTACTTCCTTGACGTAGTAAGTGGCATTGTCCTGCAGAGGAACAATTGGGTCCTGCTCGTTTGTTCGATAGCGAACAGGCTGGTTAGCCAAGAACCCATGATTAGGAATAGTAAAGCTATTTGTGTCAAGGTTAACGATGACATCGTTAAATCCTTCTGATGTTGCTGAAGAAGCAGCAGTCAGATTGACAGTCGTGTAGTCGGGGTCCGGTGTTGTGCTGAGACGGAATGAGTAGTCATCTACAACGTCGATGTAGTAAACAGAGGTCTCGTTGAGAGTTGAGACAGGAGTTCCAGTGTGGAAGTAGTTAACAGCTTTTCCAGCAAAAAGCCCGTGAGGCTCAGTCAAATGAATCTGATTGCTGTCTACATCAATAGTGATTGGGATAAAAGCGTGATATGAACTTCCGGCAGGCTCAACCTCGATGGCATTTAGGTCAGCGGCTGCATCTTCTGGAGTTTCATGCAGAACAAATCCAAAAACAGTGGATTCAACGAGAGTTACTTCAACGGAACCCGGTTCGTCAGAACCGTTCCAAGCAACTGTTCCGATGTCTCGACCCAAGAGTTGAGAAGAACCGTTGTATGTTCCTTCCGAGGTTGCAACGTCAGTAGCAGTCGCAATAATCCACGAACCACCGCCACCACACCAACGAGAGCCAGAGCGGTTGTTGGTTGCTCCACCGGAGTATCCACCAGCACCACCGGGGCCACCCCAGCTCTGACCGTCAGAGCCTGCGCCACCACCGAAGCCACCTTCAGCAGAAGATGAGCCAGCGCTATACCCTCCAGCTAGACCATTGAAAAAGTTCTGACCACCGCCGCCTCGTTCGGAGTTTCCACCACTTGTGTAAAAACCACCACCAGCTCCACCAGCGGACCGACCAGAACCACCTCTACCTTCGGTTCCAAATCCAGAGTTGTAGTTCTGGGAACGACCACCTTGGTTAGTCGTCTCACCATTTCCTCGACCCGTGCCACGAGCTGAAGTGGTGTTAGAGGAGGAAGAGCCGCCACCAGCGACAAACAGGGGGATATTTCCATCTTTACGAACTACGAACGTTCCACCAGAAGAAGCAGGCCATGTAGTGTTGTTTGGTGGCAAATCACCGACTTGACCAACAACAACAGTAATAGTTTCGCCACGGTTTAGACGAACTCGTCCCTTGACTGTGGCCCCAAGACCAGCGTTTGCTCGACCAACTCGACCAGAAGCACCTTTTACAGTGAACTCATAGATACCATCAACTGGAACTTCCCAGTCTTGATACCCCTGAAAGTCCCCCTGAGAAAGGTACTGAGAGGCCCAGCTGGCTCCTTCATTTTCATACTCTGTACGAAGTTGTGAAATTGTTGGTCCGTAACGACCAGTGGAGCCACCAGTTGTAAATGTGTGTGTCGTGAAATTATAGGTAGAAGAGCCGCCTAGACCCGTGAGAAGGTTTTTGACGTAGTAAACATTTCCTGATGTCAGACCAGTAATTGGCTCTGCGTCTGTAACATATTTGACAGCTTGCTGGTCTGCGTACTTGACCTGAGACAGGTTGAACTGCTGATTGTAAACATTCGGGAAGTTGAAGGTTACTGTTCCTGCAGCAAAGTTTGTGATGTCAATATTGGCTCCTCCTTGAGTGGAAGAGAAACCAACACTGAAATCGTCGGAATTTAAAAAGTAAACAGTGTCAGTGTCAATGCCAACAAGGTCTCCTGTGCCCTCACGGAAAACCCAAGCGCTGTCATCGGTGACATCTGAGGAGAGAGTGGTAGCGTCGTCACGCCCGGGGAAGTACACAAAATCTTCATCCAGATTGACATTTGTCTTCTGGAGAGTGTGCGTTCCCGCCCCACCCACAGCAGTGATGTTCAGCAGTGCCATTTGCTAGCAGCTCCTCTTTCTAGACCTTCTCTTATTATACAGCGAGAGTTACCTGACGAACACTGCCAAACCAGTGAAAAGTCGGTAGTTAGTGACGTTTGTATTGAAGCCGTTGTTCCAAAAGTGACCACCAACACGGAATGAATAGTTGGAGGTGTAGTTAAACCCAATTCCACCACCAAAGCGCCCAGAAGTGTTGCTCGTACCACCCATACCAATCATTGCAGCACCGTGACCAGTGACGTTGTTTGATGTAATAGTGTCAAACCCACCGGTCATGTAGCTGTTGATTGACCCATAGTTGTTGGCTCGGTCAGACAAAATTTTGAATCCATAAACTGTTGGGGTTTGGGCTTGATAATTTCTTGCCCCGGGGAAAAGCTCCAACTGACGGGTCCACGAGTACTCCAATTGAGATACCGAGGGGAACAGCCACTGGTCTCCGTAAGTTGTTAGGTCAGTTCCACCTGTCACAGAACGCATGTTTGCAATCTGAGCGTTGTGCCTCCACCCAAGACGCTTAGTTGTGTCATTAATCGACACAACCATTACATCGTTGAAAGGAAGTTGATAGAACAATTTAGAGAAGGAGTCAACATTACTGAAATCAGCATTTGAACTATCACTAAATAGAGTGTCAAAGTCCGAATCTTGATTCCATGCCCACCCATCCCAAGTTGAGCCATAGGTGTAGGCAGCACCGGAGTGGGTTGCTCCACCGGGACGACCAATATATGGACTCAAAAGAGTGTTGTAGGACAGCTTCATAATTTGCGTCCAACCACCACCTTCAAGGTCCATATCAACATAAGTCGGGTATGCAACTGTTCCACCGGGGGGCTTAATCCAGTAAGTGCCACTAGTTGCAGCCGGGTTGTCGTTCAGAATCTGTTGACCACTCGAAGCAGCACGGGCTTCAGTGCTTCCATCGAGAACAAAGCCTTTAGTGGTTGTTAGACGAATGTGAGTTCCGTCTGGGTAGACATCCTGAACGTAGTAATAATCTTGAGGTGTCTCTGATGTTGTAAAGGCTCCCCCAGCCGGATACGAATACAAAACCATGTCTGCTTCTTCAAAGTCATGTCCCGGTACAGCGAGAATGTCTTTATCAAGAGAAACTGATACGGCGGTTAGGGTCTGCGTCCCTGTTCCTCCAGAGATTGCAGTAAGCGTTGCCCCGTCTGGTGTGTCTGTAATGTTGATAACACTGGCAGATGGGTTTGTGGCTGTCACCCAATAAGTGGTGTTGTTTGTTAGGCCAGTGGCAGCAGCACCATCTGTGCTGTAGAAAACCATCTGTCCAGCAGGCCAGTTGCTGTCACCGCTCAAAGCAATGTTGCCTAGACCACTAATGCTGTTAATTGTGAATGTGGCACCCTCAGAATTGTCTGCATCAAACTCGAAAGCGGTACCCCGAGATAGTTCTACGGAAATTTGAGTATCAAAATCTTGGTTATTACCAGAGAACTCTGCAACTAAATCTGCAATCTGGAATGTTCCAGTCATTGCTGACGTAATATCAATTACATCACCGTTAGGGACCTCGCTGACCGTGAAAGTCGAGAGAGAAGCACCGAGAGCATCTACTCCCTTAAGGAAGACAACACCACGAGGTTTGTTTGCGAAGTACCCGCTAGAAGCTGTTACATCGTAGTAAAGAGGTGTTCCAATAGTCCGACCATCAAAATTTTCAGTCGTATGTCCGACGGTAATTGTGTTGTTTTCGAGGCTCACACCAGCAATCGGGCTCCCAGCCACATCGGCTGGCAAACTAGCCGTTCTGTTGGAAAAATCGTAGTTTTGAGAGTCTACGGTGTTTGAAGCGTCAAAAATACGAGCAGTTGCGTTATTACTCGAATCGAAAGTGCTAGACGCCGTATTCGTTGAATCAAACTCTTGAGAAATCGTAGAGTTTAGGTTCAAAAAATAGAAAGGTGTGTTTACCCCAAACCCGTGAGGGCTTTCTGTTGTAACAGTCAGAGTAGAGGGGGTACCTGCATCAGTTACAAGACCATGCGAATCAGCAATACGAATCTGCGAGCCTTGGAAGAACTCACCAGTCACAATTGAGGTATACAAATCCTCAATAGCTGCTGTAAAGAACTGATTCTCTTTGGCTAGATAAGTAAAGGTTCTGGCTGTAGGAACCGAGTTGATGATGTAGGCACCGTCGGCTGTTAGTGACTTTGTTCCATTTACGTTGATAGGAATACCAACAGAAAGACCGTGGTCAAGGCTTGTTGTAACGGTCACTTCTCGGGAACCTTGAATTGTATTAATTGACGAGATATTGGGAATCGTCGTGTCACCCGACTTCGAGAAGAACGAAGGGGTGTTGTTGATTAGCTCTAGAGTCTCCCATTTAGTGGGCTGAAGACCATACTCAAAGTCGGTGTCAATGAGGTTGGCTGGCGTGGAGACACGGAGTTTAGTTACCGGGTCAACAAACTCTTTCGGGAACGAGATTTCGCCACCAGTGCCACCACCAGTGCCCCCGCTACTACCACCAAGAAAACCCGGCATTATTCATTACCTCTTTCACGCCAAAACAGCCCTACATGTAGAATAGCACCGCACTCGCTGTGCGATTTTGCGAATTTATTGGAAAAATTCATTATACGCCTAGCCACCACGCTGTTGATACGGCGTATGTACTCTGAAGACCTCTTGGACCAGTCGGTCCAGTCTGTCCACCCTGAGTGCGAACGAAAACTCCGTTGTAATAGACATAAGTAATAGCAGTACTTGTGTCAAACCAAGTGTCACCGTCTGTTGCCAGACCAATATCAGGCTGCTGGGGACTGGCAATAAACTTACCGACAGGACCAGTAGGTCCAGTAGGACCGGGAACTTCAGACTGAGGACCAGTCGAACCGGTAGGACCAGTTTGCCCACGAGGCCCAGTGGGACCTTGAGGACCAGTTACGTTTGAATCAGCACCTGTGGGACCTGTTACACCTTGAGGACCAATGTCACCTTGATTACCTTGAGGTCCAGTGGGTCCTTGAACACCAGTTGGACCTGTGGGTCCCTGCGGACCAGCAACGTCAGAAACGGGTCCTGTAGCACCTTGAATACCTTGAGGACCTGTGTCACCCTTAGCACCAGTTGCACCTGTTGGTCCTTGAATACCTTGTGGACCCTGAGGACCAGTGGGAGCAGTGCGCTTTAGCTCCCAAACAGTGCCTGTCCACACCCAAGTGCTGTTTCCAGCGGTGAACTCTTCACCTACAACTGTGGGGGTTGGGAAATCAATTGCTGCCACTGTACTCCTCCTTTCTATCCTCTAAATAATTATTGTACTTTTTATGGAATAACTGGTTCTGGGATTCCTGCATTTTTTCTCGCAACATAAGCCTCTGCCCAATTGATTGCTGCTTCAAGACTTTCCCAAGGACCGCACTCGTCAATAACGTTGTCACCGTACATAATCTGTACAAGTGGGCCATCTGGAATGATTACATATTTAAACATCTTTATATCTCCTATACCGAATACGCAATCTTTCCGGAGCCCCCGACAGCAATACCGATACTGTCTTGCAGCAAGACAGCATTGATGTTGTCGAGACCGAAATTTGAAGGCCGCTGGGTCCACCCAACTCCGCTAAGAGAAGTTGCTAGCTTCCCGGCTGTACCGCCAGCAACATAGCTCTCTGAGTTTGCATCTACGGAAGTAATCCTAAAAGCACCAAAAGAAGGAGGTGGGTACACCTGAGTCCACGAGGTTCCGTTAGATGATGTAGCAATCTTTCCGGAGTCACCAACAGCAACAAACTGAGTCCTGCTTTCGTTGGCTACAACATCGTTGATGGTGTCATAAACAAACGAAGAAGTTCTTTGCGTCCAATCAAGACCGTTTGTTGACGTAGCAAGTTTTCCGTCGTACCCAACAGCGATAATCAAAGTTTCGGTTGCGTAGACCTCATTTATAAAAGAAGTTCCAAAAGAAGAAGTTCTCAGTACCCACTCAATGCCATCAATCGAGGTTGCTAGTTTTCCGGAGCCTCCAACAGCAATCCAAAGCGAAGCAGATGGTGCATAAGTTATTCCTAAAACAGCGCTAGCTCCGAAACCAGAAGCTCTTAAAGTCCACGTAATTCCATCAGTTGATGTAGCAATTTTTCCAGAACTTCCGCCAATCATGTAAAGACCGTCGTAGTACGCAGAAGAGTAAATATTGCTCGTACTGAAGTTCGATGTTCGAGCAACCCAACTAAACCCACTGTCAGTGGAAGTGGCTACTTTGCCTGAGTTTCCGGCAACAATGTATTGACCAAAACTGTTGGATGTAATTGTATTGATAGTCGTCGTCCCAAAAGTCGAATCGGCAACCAAAGTCCACCCCGCTGCCACAAAGGGCACGGGGAGGGTTGCGTGCATCGCATGGGTTGAAATAAGCATGATTACGCCGACAAGTTTCCGCTCAGTAGCCAAGAGTTGCTGGATAGTTTGATGAGGGACGCAACTGCATAGCGAGCTTTAGTTGTGTAGCGAGAGCCCTCACTCAACACAACAACTCCGGTGTCTCCTTGAATAGTTACCTGACCGACACCAAGCTGGGTAATAACAATTTGAGTTCCTGTCGGGAACGTGTAACCGTTTGCCCCGTCTGCTGGAACAGTCACTGTCGTGGACACGGAGCTGTTTATCTTGACGATGCTGGCTCCATCTTCTTCGTCAAGAACCGTGTTTTCTAGATACTGATTACCAACGAGCTCGTAATAAGCGGGACCAGTAGGACCGGCTGGGCCTGTTGCACCAGTGACGGATGGGCCGGTCGGACCGGTGGGCCCAACTTCTGTAGAAGCTGCGCCAGTTGGTCCGGTTGGTCCTGTGATTGATGGACCAGTTGCTCCTGTCGGCCCCGTTGCTCCAACAATTTGTCCAGCATCAACCCACGTTGACTGGTCAGACCACACATAGAGACTTCCTGTGTCTTCGGTAATCCAACCATCGTTAATAACGTTGCCTGAAGAGGGAAGTGACGCAAAGTTGGCAACTGTTCCCTTAATGTTGATTGATGGTCCAACGGGTCCTGTAGCGCCAGCTGGTCCTGTAGGGCCACTACCAATGCTTGCCAACCAAGAGTTGTAAGTGTTACCAGTTCCGTTGTAGATATCAGAAACAAATGTGATGCTGAGGCCAGCAACACCAGTAATAACACCTTCCATGTAATCCTGCGGCTGGGAAAGAGCGGCAAATCGAATACGACCACCGATAACAAAGGCACCCGGGTCGTTGACTGTAAATGTTTTATTACCGGCACCAATAATGATGTTCGTTGTAGAGGTAATGCCTCCATAACCGAGACCCTCAGCGCCAGTTGGGCCTGTTGCACCAGTTACCGAAGGTCCTGTAGGTCCGGTGATTCCAATGGCACCTGTCGGCCCTGTGGGTCCAGTGACGGATGCACCAGTCGGCCCTGTTGGCCCCGGCACAGTTGAAGCAGCTCCCGTTGCGCCTGCAGGACCTGTTGCACCTCGAAGACCAAGTTCACCTTGTGCACCCGTTGCTCCGGTAGGTCCAGTGGGTCCCGTAGCACCTGTCGGACCTCCGGAAGGACCTGTCGGTCCGGTAGAGCCGGTTGCTCCGGTAACTGATGCACCTGTTGCACCAGTCGGTCCTTGAGCACCTGTTGCACCTTGGAATCCACGAGGGCCAGTCGGACCAGTAGGCCCCGGGGAACCAGTAGCACCAAGAAGGCCGTCTGCTCCGGTCGGGCCTAGTGGACCTGTAGGTCCGATAGGACCAATTGGTCCCTCAACGCCACGCTCTCCCTGAGCACCGGTCGGGCCCTGTCGTCCTGTTGGACCTTGAGGTCCAGTAGGTCCTTCTACGTAAAGACCTTGGGGACCAGTAGGTCCGGTGTTTCCTTGAGAACCAGTTGCACCTGTTGGTCCAGTTGAACCTGTAGGTCCCGGGGTGATGTTCTGTGGACCAGTTGCTCCAGTCGGGCCAGTTGCTCCAGCAGGGCCAACATTGCTAGAAGCAGACTCAACCCAGTAGCTGTCGTAATAAACGTAGATTTGACCGGTAGAGGAATTGAACCAAGCATCTCCTTCATCTGGATTAGATGGAGGAGTGTCTTCCGAAATGGTGAAAGCACCTGTCGGACCAGTGGGCCCAGTTACGTTTGAAGCAGCACCCTGCGGACCGGTGGGACCAGTAGGTCCAATCACTGGCGATACAGTCAAGTCCCACGCAGTGCCTGTCCAAATCCAAGTCTGCGGACCAACTGTAAACGTGTCGTTTACATTTGGACTATCGGGAAAGTCAATCGCTGCCATTATCTACCCTTACGTCAAATCTGCTTCGTAGATGAACTGAATCAGAATCTTGTCGTTCACATCGAAAAGGAACGGAGTTGACTCGGTGGCTGCAACACCTTCGTCAATTGTTGCCGTCTGGCTATGCATGTAACACTGAATTGTGTTGGCAATTCCATTAGTTACGCTAGTAAAAATCGCTGTCCCGAAGAACTGATTTCCCGGTCCTTCGTTACGCATGACCACTTGACCAACTGGCTGATATGTAGCAGCAACAGCGTCAGTCGGTAGCGAAAAACTGTAAGCACCAGAACCTCTGTTAAACCCGTTAACAGAGCTTCCACCAGTAATTCGAATTTCCCCGATAACAGTTGCACC